ATGCTGGCCAAACTGAAGACCTTCTCGCTGTTGGGCATCGAGGCCTTGCCGGTCGAGGTGGAGGTCGATGTTTCGCCCGCCGGGCTGCCCAAGATGATCCTGGTGGGCCTGCCCGAGGCGGCGGTCAAGGAAAGCACCCATCGCGTCGAGCGGGCGCTGGTCAACTCGGGCTTTCAGCGGCCGCAGAATCGGGTGGTTATTAACCTGGCCCCGGCCTGCTCCCGCCAGTGAAAGATGCAAAGGCACGCTTCTCCCCCGCAATCGGCACGATTTCCACGCGATCAAGATAGCTCTTGCCGTTATTCTCTCGGCCGGTCACTCCCTTACGCCGCAGCCCTTCAGGTGCCGTGTGCCGGAACCAGCAGACCACCTGCTTTATGACGCCCTGGAGGGCTTCGGTCTTCTGTCGGCCCACGCCTTCCTTGCCGAGCATCTTGGCGGCATGGTCAAAGGCTTTCTGCCGGTCGGTCAACTGTTGCTTCAGATTACCCCAAGGTTCGCGCAAATCCGTCAACTGCGCCCGTAGCGCATCAATCTCAGCTTGCATGGCTTCCATCGTCGCGTGGGTTCGTTCTCGCAGCTTCGGCGGCAAGGTCCGATAGTCCTCCAGCATCTTGTCCAAGGCGGCTTCCTTCTCGGCGATGGCGGATTCCGCCCCCGGCCGGAAGCGCTCATACAGAAGGCCGTAGACTTCGGCGAGAGTGCCAGCGGTCCCGGCCGGCAAGCATCCGTCGTGTTCGTCGATGAATTCCATGATGTCAAGGATCGTCTCGTGGTATTCCTTCTCGCAAACTCGGAGGCTTTCCAGAAGCGGCCTTGCCGCTTTCAAGTCACCCGTCGCCGTTGCCTCCAAGAGTTGGGCTACCTGTGGTTTTGTTTCGGCAACATACGCTTTGACGACGCGCTCTAGCACCGCATGTTGGACCCGGTGACAATGGCAGCCGGTCGGGTTCTTGGGACCATACTTGCCGTAAGTGGCGCAGAAATAGGATGGCCAAAGATAGGCAGTCGAGCGGCCTGTGGTTGCGTGCATTTCCCTTCCACAATGTCCGCAAACGACGAAAGGACGCAAGTACAATTCGGCCGTGTCAGGCGAACGTCTCGGAACGGCGCGGCACTCTTCGCTTGCGCGTTGCCACTTTTCCCGCACCTTCGCCCAAGTCGTGGGTGGGACAAGGGGCTTGTAGAGCGGCTTGGCGGGTTGAACGTAGTCGCCTTGCTCCCGTTTCCGTCCGCCCTTCTTGTTGGTGACTTCTCGGAACTGACCATCAACGTATTCGACGAAGCGAGATGCCCCCTTCTTGTTCCATGTCGGAAAGCCGATGTACGCCGGGTTCCCAAGCATTTCCCGAATTCTCACCTTATCCCATCCCTTCCCATAGATTGCATCGACCCCTAACTCGGCAAGGCGGGTGGCAATCTGTCGGGGCGAAATATCTTCGTCCGCGTACCAACCGAAGACCTGCCCGGCAACCTTGATCCGATCCTTCTCGATTGACGGCCGGATGAATAATTTGTCAGTTGGGTCTTTTCGCGGGCTGTTGTCCTTCCCGTCAAAAGCTTCGCGATTGCCGTCCGGGTAGACCTTGAATCGCTTGAATGGCCCGACGTACACGGTACGCCATTTCTCTTTCCCATCGACTCCGAAGCAAACCACGTCGAAAGCATAAGGTGGATACCCGCCCTGATACTCGCCTTCCCTCGCTTTGCTCACTTTGCCCGTGATATTCCGATGGGCCTTCTCCTTCTGCTCCCGTGTTGACGTGATAGCGCCCAGGGTTCCGGTGAGAATGGAAACATCGTCGTCACCGGACAAGGCGCGCCCATCGGCATCCACAAGGGTTGCCCCATGCTCGCGGAGCAAGTCCATGAACTTGCCCCACTGGTAGGCGTCTTTCACGCCGAAGCGATCCTGCCGGTCAACAACGATCCGGCCAATCAGTCCGGCTTGGACGGTTTTCAGCATGTCCTGAAAGGCCGGGCGCTTGTGAGCCAGATCGCGTGGGTTCTTCCCTGTTTCATCCCGAAACCAGAAGGTAATCGGAAAGCCTATGGCTTCGATACGCTTTACCTGGCGGGCCGTGTCTTGCTTGTCGCTACTGACCCGCACGTATGCGGCTGTCGCTCGACCGTTATCTTTCATTGCAGCTATCATCATTTGTGGCCTCACACCTTCTGAGCGTACCTCCTCGCATGGGGAGGTGTCAAGCAGCTTCTACTGGTGGACAACCTGCCCGTCGTGCTACGCCACAGATGGGGGGGGTGGTGATGGCCAGCTTGTCGAGACCGAAAGACCTGGCCCAGATGCCTAGCGCCTAAGGCGTTGACGGCGTTCATTCTTGTGCCTCGAAGCGTTCGATCTCGCTCAGTGGGACAAACATGCGGCGGTCGATCTTGACCGGCCGCAGTTCGCCGGTGAGGCACTTCTTGTAGACCAGCCGGCTGCTGAGGTTCAGCCTTTTGCCGGCCTCTTCAACTGACAAGAGCCGGCTGTCCACGGTCGGCGCAGGGACTATCTCAGTCCTGGGCGACGGCGCGAGCACATCGGCGAGCGTGAGGATCGCAGCGGCCGGTTTGTCGTCGCCGGCCACCCGCAGGTACTCATAGAAGAGAGCTTCGATCTCAGACTTCACTACCTCCGCCTCCCGAAAATGCCCCGGCGGAGAGGCTGACAGGCGGGGCGCGGCTCGGTCTTTGGTTCGACCGGCTTGGCGGCCGGTGACTCGGGCACGGCGGCGATCGAGGCGGCGATCTCCACTTCCACGGGCACCTCGATTGTGGTCGGCGCGACTATGGGCGGGGTAGGCGGCGGTGCCAGGATCGGCTCGGGGGCAATCTTGACCGGCGGAGTGGCAGGGGCGGCGGTCAGCGGTGGGCGGGTAAGCCAGACGCCCAGGGTCACGGCCAAGGCGACCAGCGCGGCGGCGGTCAGCACACGGTTGACCAGATCGAAACGGGACATGGGATTCTCCTAGACGATCAGGTTCAAGCAGCGGGGACAATTGCCGGCCGGACTGAGCGACGTGCCGCAAATCACGCAGCGACGTGGCAGCGGGCGGATCGGCCCCGGCGTGTCCGAGGCTTTGACGTAGAGGTAGTTCTTGTCGGGACCGGGCGGTTCGCCCAGCGTCTCGTTGTGAAACTGCTCAGCCAGCCTCCGCCGCATCGCCTGGGGATCGAACTCGACCTTCGGGATGCTGGAAAGCAGTTCCTTCATGGCCGGGCCGGTCGGGTGCTCAGCTTGATAGCGGCGGATTTCGTCTTCGCTCGGCATTAGGCGTGTTTCTCGTTGATGTCGTGGACGATGCCCTTGATGAATCGTCGCGCCGCCTTGAAGCGGAGGATCAAGGCGCTGCCCAGGCACCCGCCCACGGCCATGCCGATGCCAGAGAGCGTCGAAGTGGCGAGGTTCAAGACGGTTTCCGAGCGGTGCAGCGCGGCGTAGGTCAGGGCGGAGGCGGCGGATGCCGCGACGACCAACAGGGCCAGAGTGCCGGTCAGGTAGGCGACCAGGCGTTGCAGGTTTGCTTTCATTAGTTCACCATTGGTATTGAGCGGCTTCGTTCAGGACAACCAGCAGCCGCGCCCATGTATGGGGATGCAGTTGCATCCGGTCTTTGTTCTCGTGATACCACGTAAAGTCGCGCGGGTCCGGCCACGCTCCGTTGTAGACTTTGCCGGCAGCGAACCAGTCGGCGACCATTTCCCGGACGCAGACCTCCGGCATGAGGCGTGCTCCGGCAGTTGGGATGCCGCGCATGTGCGGGTTGCGTGAAACCCAATACTCCCAGTGGTGCGGGTTGTGGAAGTAGTGGTGCCACCACGCCTCGGCGAACCCGCGATCATCGCCCCCATCGCCGTAGAGCTTCCGGGCGTAGTGGCGGGACTCGGCCCGCGAAAACTTCGACAGATCGTGGACGATGAGGTTCCAGAGCGGAACCTTCAGGCGGCGTCCAGCCACAAGCACGTACCATTTGTGCAAGAGCACGGCCTTGATGAGGCGGAGATAGCTTTTCATGGCAGCGGTCCCCAGAGTCCCAGGTCTTGTCCATAGTCGTCGGCATACCTGAAGAAATCCTCTTCCCGGTGGTGCTCCTCACCGAGGGCCTGGATTGCGGCGTATAGCTCACCGAAGCGGCGGGCCAGCGTCTCGGCGACTTCGCGGGAACGCTGCCCGTGATCCAGGCAGCGGGCGATCTCCTCCAGTTCGGCCATGAGGGTTTGGGCTTCCCTCCGCATTTGCTGAATCTGCTTGGCCGCCCGGTGACAGATGACAACGGCTTGCTTTTGTTGCGGCGTGAGTGCGTTCCACTTTTCTTCCCACTCAGTCATGGCTGCTGTTCGTTCTTCTTGCCTAAGTCACGCTTCGTAGCCGCCCGCTCTTGGCGGTGTGTGATGGCCTTCGTCTCTCGACCCGGTGATGGATATTTCATCTTTGCCGGCCGGCGGGACCAGTATTCGTAGCCCGGTCCCTTGGCACCCTTCTTCGTGCGGCTCATTGAATCGTTCCTCGTTTATCTGGTCGGGCTGGCGGACGGTAGCGTGGAAGTGGGGTCAGGTATCCGTTGCTGTGGATCAGCTTCCTAACTTTCTTCCGACAGTCCAGACAGAAACGATGGCCGCGTGGCGTGTGAATGGTGCGGAATTCCTTGTCGCAGTCAGGGCAGATGTTTGTCTTGATGAAAGACGACATCGGTGTCACTCCAACGGCGGCAACCCCAAATCGCGGGCAATCTTGGCGGCCAAGTTGTGCTCGATGGTATCGAGGCCGCGCCCCCCGGCGGTTTCGCGCAGGTGTTCGTAGACCCGGCGGGCCTCCGCCGTCGAGAGAATCACAATCACGCTGCCGTCAATGTCGGTGCTGGGCATAGTTGGTTGTCGAAACCCATTGTTTATTCGTTACGAATCCTGCCCCGCCCAGGGAGAGCGGAACCTGGGCGGGGCGTGGCACAGAGGTTACTTCGGGGCCTTCTTCATCACGCGGCTTATGGCCTTGCCGGCGGACACGGCCAGCTTGCTCAATTCCGCCTTGCTGTCGGCGGCGGCCTGGGTCAGTTGCAGCAGGACCACCAAATCGCTGGCGGCGGCGCTGTAGGCTGGGTCGGTCGAGTCGGCGGTGGTGACCACGCTGGTCTTGGTCTCGACCTCCTTGCGGAGGGCCGTCAGCAAGGTCGTCAACTCGTTGTCGATGCCGGCCAGGTCGGCGATGCGGGCCTGCCCCAGGCGGCCGAGGCTTTCACGGATGTCGCTGTTCATGGAGTTCCTCTCAGTCTTTCAAGCGTTTGATGCCCATGCGTGCCAGCCGCACCACCGCCAGGGCATCTTCCACGGCGGTGTGGGCTACATTGCCGTCCAGTCCGGCCCGCTCATAGCAGGTTTTGCTGTCGGGCAGTTTTTCATCATCCGGCTGCCACCAGAGGATGGCCGGATCAAGCGTGCGGTGGTGCAGCTTCACCACCTGCTCGAATCCAGGAAGCCGTTTCAGGAATTGCCGGTCGAAGGAGGCGAAGTTCTTGCCCGCCGGGGTCAAGGCCCTCTTCCCGTCCCAGCCGCAAGCATCCCGCAGCCAGGCTGCGAAGTCGTCGGCCACTTGGTCCGGGTCGCGCCACCACGGCTCCCGCTGACCGGATAGGTGCTTCAGGAGATTGGCGTTGAGAGCCAGCGCGTAGGCGTTGCCGCGATACTCCTTGTGGTAGACCAGCCGATGGTAAACCGGCAACTCGTGGATCGGCTTCGTCCAATCGTCCCACACGGCCCCGATTTCGAGAATCTGGCAGGTCTCGGGATCGAGGCCCGTGGTCTCGATGTCGATGCTGACGTAGGACAGCTTCGGTGTGACGGCCGGCAGCGCCGGCTCCTTGACGGCCCGCCAGTAGTGGCCGGTCCAGCCGCAGCCGGTGCAGCGTCCGATCTCCGGGTTCTCAGTTGGCTTCAATAACTCTTCGCAATTCGGACAGAGTTTTCTCATGGGTGATCTCCGTCGATGATCTCGGCGTTGTGCTTCAATAGCATGGCTCGCACCCAGCTTTCGTCCGCGGTGTGCCACGCGCCACAGGAGCATGGGCCAACGAGCACATCACATAGCTTGCCGCCGTTGTAGTGGCGGTCGGTCCAGGTCTCCGGCCAGGGAACGACGGCGTTTATTCGGCGCAGCCATTGCATCATGGCCTTGTTTCGCAGCGCGACGAACATTTCGATGATCGAGTGGGCGGCGTGCCGCCGCGCACGATGAACCTTGCGCAACTGGGCCTCGGTGCCGTTGCCGGCGTCATACATCTGCTCGGCAATCAGTTCGTTGCGGCACACGTCGCGGTACAGTTCGAGGGTCTGCGCGGCAGCGAGTACGGGGTTGAACACATCGCTTTTGGGCGGGGCCAACAGGACTTCTTGCTGATCGCCAAACCAGGCGCAGACTTCACATAAGCGGTCGGCGTCTCGGGCGGTTTCCAGCGGTGCGGTGCAACGAGGACAGAACTCAGCCATTCTCCGGTTCCTCGTTGAAGCCGTTGGCGGTCAGGTTGAAGTCTCTCACTGCCTGGTTGGCCTTCGTCCGGCCGTGGGTGTCGGCAATTTGGGCCAATGTGATTCGGATGGTGTTGTGCGAGTAAGGCCGGACGCCCACGTAAGGCGCTTCCCGTTTGATTCGTCCCCGGAGTTGGCGCAAGGTCTCGCTCATGGTCCTAGCTCCCGGAGGGCTTGGATTTCGTCTTTCGTGAGCCTTTGGAGCGCTTCGCGCCGGAGGCGGGCGAGTCGGTCATACTCGTCTTTCTCTTGGTGGTACGCTTGGAGGATCGCTTGGTACGCTTGGCGGCAGGCTTCTTTCGTCCCCTTGCCAGACCTTCCGCAGCCGGCACAGGAGATGATGCGTCGGTACTTGTTGCCTTCGACTGGGCACGGCGGGTCCGCCGGGTCGTAGACTGTTCCCTTCCCTCGGCAGGCGAGGCAGGGGTAAGGGTTTCTGATGCTGCTTCCGTGGGCGAGGCAGAAGAGTCCGAAGTTTTTGTAGGACCGCCGGGGCCGGGTGCGTCGGAAGCCGGTGACAAACTCTCGGTACATGGCTCGTCTTCCAAGTCGCGATCTTTTGCCGGCCGGTTGTCGGTCAAGATGGCATACAACTGGCGGTCCAATTTCTTCCTTACCCACAGAGGCAAACCCAAAGGCAACCTGCCGCCGAACAGTTCTTTCAAGGCCCGGATTCCTGCGGCCTCGCGCGCCTCCGCCCAGAGGCGATTGTGTTTCTCGCACTCGTCCTGGGCGGCGGCGAGGGTCTTGATTAAGCGGCGCTTGGGATTCACGAAGTCCCACATTGGGTGCAGCGTTCCGTCGCTGTAAGGAATCAAGATTCGCACGCACGCCTGGAAACGGGCCGGCACCCGGACGCCGTAGACCTCCTTGCGCCAGACAATCCGGTAGCCTTCTTCCGAGAACCAGGTCCGGCGGACTTTCTGGTTTTGACCACGCTTCTTCTTACGGACGAACTCCATCAGCCACGCCCCCGGTTCTTGCGCGGGTGCCCATTTTCGTAGTTGTTGTGCCCCTTGGGCGGCTTCACGAGCACCCGGCGAACCTTCTTCCTGCCGCACTTCGCGCAGCGCGTAGGCTGAGGCTGATTCATGGCCTGAAACGCCTCAAAGGCGAACCCACACGCGCTGCATTGCAGGTCGTACAGCGGCACGTCAATTCTCCGGCTCAGTCTGCGGACGATCGACGACGACGATGTTTTTCATGTTGCGAACCCGCACCGGGTTGCCGAAGCTGCTGTAGCCGCCGATGTATTCCGGCGTCACCTGCATGGCGGTCATTTTGTTCAGGCCCATTTGCGAGCCACGTCGCCAGGGATAAACGATGAGGTCGCCGGGGCGGATTTCGCGGCCCAAGAAGTCGGTCGGATTCATAGTGTCCTTTCATGGATGAGGTGAAGACGTGGTGCGACCGTCGATCAACGCGCCCCGCACCGTGGGCCGATTCCAACCCGTTTGAGGAGGCGGAGGGTCTGGTTGTTTGACGGGCTTCAGACGGCGCACCCGCCCGATGTCGCTTGTGCGATGTCTTCGGGTTTCAACGATTCGTAAAATTGGTAGTCAGCCGGCGGTTGGTAGTCGTCGGGCGGGAACTCGCGGTCGTAGCCCTTGGACAACTCCCGAGCGATTTCATTGCGGGCAGCCCCGAAGTTCGCCACATGGTTCATGCGGGTCCACAGTTCTCTGCCAGGCAGCCGGCCCTCTTGCACCATGCCGCGAAACTCCGGCCAGAACTTGGGGTGAATCTCATGGCGCTTGAGGATTGCGTTCAGTTGTCGGGTGGTCATTGATCGGCTCCTCGTGTTGACTGGTGTTGTGGGCAGTCAATAGATCGCAAACGGCGCGTGAATCGGAACTGGGATTTCGATTCCCCACAAGTTCTGTCAAGGCTCGATATAGCAAGTCCCACGCGAGGAGCCGCTTTCGTGGGAAGCCTTCGATGTGCCCGCGTTTCCACTTGCGGCCAGCGGCATCGCGCAATTCGACGCGATAGTCGCCACAGGTCGGTGAGCCGGTTCCGGTATTGGCGATTGTGCCGGTGGCGATAACCTTGGCTCGGGACTCGATGCCCAAGGGAACCAACTCGATGGTGATGCGCAGCATCAATAGCATTCCGGCCAGGGTTCAGCGTCTTCGGGGTGATGTTCGCCGGGCGTGCCGTGCCACGCCTCTCCATCGCCGCAGCAATCACACACCGAAACATCGTGGGACGGGTTGGCAGCGATCCAGGCCAAAATGATCGCGTGATCGCCGGTCTCGTCAAAGCGGCGCAGCGTCTCTTCGTCCACTTGATGAAGGTTGAGGAAGCCCGTTGCGTCACAACAGGTGCAATGGATCATGCTTGTTCTCCGGCCGGCGGCAGTAAGCCAAGGTCTTGCCGGGATTCCCACTCCATGAAGTCCACATGGTCCCAGACGCAGGGCACCTTCTTTGGGCGTTGCTGGGATGGGTTGGCGGCCTCAAATGCGGCCAACCGTTGAACCGGCGTGGTTTCATAGCCTGTGCGGGCCAGCAGTTTTTCCGGCGGCAAGGGCAACTCGGTGGGGCGCATCACTCGACCTCCCACAGAGCACGATGGATGTACTCGCTGCGGACCATGCCGTGCTCTTTGACGATCTCGGCGCAGTAGCCCTTGTCGATCTCGATTAGGGTGCAGGGGTAGCCCAGCGGCCGGCAGACGCGAAGCGTCGTGCCTGTCCCGCCAAACGGGTCCAGAACCGACTCGCCCTCCGGCGTGGTGAACTTCACGCAGCGCTCGACCAGGCCCTCGTTGAGTTGCGTCGGGTGCCAGGGGCGGCGCTGCTTGCTGTTGCCGACCACGCGCGTGAAGTCAAATACGTCGCCAGGCACCCGGCCGCGCGGGTCGGCCCGCTTGTCGCCGTTCTCCTGCCGCCAACTGGGGACGCGGATGGCGTCGGGCCGTAGCGGGGCGTCAAACCAACGCAGTCGCAGCAGTGGGCGGTGATTGTTTCCCAGATCGTGGTGGCAATGCTGCCCGAAAGTGAAGGTCTGGACGCAGGGCTTGGCCTCCAAGCCGCTGGTGCGCCGCACCATTTCGGCCACGATGCGGCCGACCTCGAAGGTCCACTTTGCGTTGAAGCTGAACCAGACAGTCTTTGCTTTGTGGACGAATAGGTGCAGCCAAGTTTCCAGCAGGCCCACGTATTGCTCGTCGGGCAGCCTGTCCTTGTAGGTCTCGTAGCCCAGACCGATATTGTCCGGCGGATCGCAAAAGCAGGTCGTCCAAGTCTGCGAGCTGCCGTTGAGGTAGTCGAGACAGTCGGTGTTAATCAGGGTGTGCATGGATCAGTCGCTTCCTCTAAGTCCCAGCCTTCGTATTCGTAGTCTTGGCGGCGTTGGAGAATCCATTTGATGGCTTGGAAGTCGCCGCCTCGGGCTTCAGCGATACCTTCCTCGTCGTCCTCGTAGCAGCCCCATTCATCGAGCCGGGCGAACAGCGTGCGCATTGCCGCTTCCAGCCGTTCGGGCGTGTCGGCCAGCCAATACTCGTCGCCGTGTTTGCCGTGGTAGATCAGGATTCGCACCGCTGTCTCCGCACGGCGACAAAGGTGCCGACCCAGCAGCCAATGGCGAAGGCCACCAGCGGCGGAAGGTTCTTTTCCACGAGGAAGTACGGCGGCGCGAGGCTACAGAGGAAACACAGAACAGCCCAATGTGCCGACCACCACGGCCGCGTGGCCTGGACGCACTTCACGCAGCGTGCCCAGGTGTAGTCCAGCGCGCAGCCACAGGCGAAGGCAATCAGCAACCACGTCATAGTTCACTCCGTCAGTTCACCCAACATGCTGTGGCACTCCGGGCACTCCAGATTGCTCAACTCACCGTCCGCCGGCACCACGGCTACCCAGATGTGCGAGCACGCCCGACAACATGCGAATCCCGTCACCCAGCCTTCGCGTTCGCCTTCCATCACTTGCCTTTTGCGTAGCGCTCTAGGGAGTCGAGCACGAGCCAGCCAAGTTGCGCTAGGAAACTGCCGGCGCAGCCGGCCGCGAACACGATGCCGGGCCGATAGCTCAGCAGCATCAGCCCCAGGCCAACTCCGCACCAAAATCCGCAGCACTGGTAGCAATCCATCAGGTCCGCGAGCCACGGGCAGCGAGGCTTGACCCATGCGTGGATCGGCTCGCTGATCTCGCCGTCCACGATGATGTGCGTCATGCCGATGACGCTCAGGATGAAGAGGATCAGGGTCACGGGTTCGGCTCCACGTCGATTACATCCGCCGGCACTGGCCCCACGGGTTCCGTTTGGCGGGTCAGCGAAAGCGTGATGGTTGGGATCAGGTCGCCGGGGAACAGCTTGTCGTCGTGCTTGACGTATTCGAGGTTGACGGCGCAGCCGTCAATCCCGGTTCTATCGGCGACTTGTGCCAGCTTGGCGAGGGCGTCGGCCACCTGCTCGCCGCTCATGGCCGATGTCTTGATCCGGTCGATTAGAAGAAGTGGAATGGGCATGACTTAGTGGAAGAATTTGGGACGGGTGACATCGTTGAACCAGTCGTCCAGGGCCGAACCGCTGGACACCAGGCCCACGGACATTTCCTCTAGGACGGCACAGCGGGCATCGCTGTCTTCCCGGCTGAGGCTGGAGAAGACGTGGCCACTGGTAATGGCCTGCCAGCAGGTCGCCGCCTTCGCGGCAAGCTTCTGCTGATAGTCGGCCTTGACCCGCCCGCGATGGCGGGCGTAGCGGAGCGTGGGCGGATTGCCCTCGCCCATGAACTTGGCGCACAACTCTTCGATCCCCAGCACGACGTTCTCGTCTCCGATCTTCTCGCCTAAGAGCCAGCCATAGAGGCAAAGCTGATCGGCATATTCGTCGTTGCAGAACTCCATGTAACCGGAATTGATGGTCAGGCCCCGGAAGTCCATCGCCTTGTACATGGCGTGCTCCTTGCCTTGGCTCCGGCTGGGCTTTTCCGACCGGAAGCCGTCCAGGCAGATCGCGTAGCCCTTCGACGGGCTAGCCCCGTACTTGGAGCAATAGCCCCGGACCTTCCAGTCGAAGACACATGACACTCGCCCTTGGCCCAGGTCCAAGACGAAGCGGCAATCGGGCTTGCCGGTGAAGGGGACGCCTTCGATTCGGCCGTCCACTTTGAACTCGAATCGCGGCGGCTCGATCGACTTGCGAAGCAAGTCGAGTAGATCGTCGTAGGCCCCAGCCAGCTTGTACGCCTTGAAAACCCGCTTGCCGGCTCTCAAGGCGAAGTCGCGGTTGTACGGCTCCACCTGACTCTCGAAGATCGCGCCGAACTCGAATTGGGCCGGCATGTCGTGGCCGAACAAGGCGTGGGCCAGCATCGACTTGACATAGGCGTCGAAGGCGCTGCCCACGGCGGCCGGCTGCTCTTGCGGCAGGCGAGGCGCGGGGTGGTCAGCCAGATAGCGGATGTAGAACTCGTCCTGGTCTTTGTACCAGAGGGACATGGACGAATAGCTGAGGGACTTCGGGATACGCATGTCAGACTCCGGTGGTGGGGACAGGGCGGCCGAGAATCTTGGCGACCACGACTTGCTCACGGACGCGCGCCGGGAGAGCGGCCAGGGCCTTGATTTTGTCCAGGCAGCACTTCTTGGCCTTCTTGCCACTGCCGCACGGGCATTTGTCGTTGCGGCCCGGTAGCTTCTCTTTCCGATAAGGTTCCATGTCGTTCTCCAAGATTTCCAAAGCCGGGTACGGCGCGTTGCCGTGTCGTCGGCATAGTCGCCCGTACTCCACGCGCCCTTGATCGCAACCCACGGCCAGCTACTACCGAAACGTCACTGGCCTCCCTCCCCGGCTCACACTTGCTTGCCGAACGGAATCTGGTGCCAGACCCGTTCGTGGTAATAGAAGAGGATCAACTTCACGATGAAGCAGATCGCAGTAAACACGGCGCAACGAGTGAGATCGCCGAACCATCCGTAGGCCAGCCCACCGCACACAAGATTCGAGAAGGTCTCCCAGGAAACAGCCTTGGCTATGGACCGCCTGGGCGTGCTCGGGTTGGGCCTCACTTCTTCACCCTCCGCACGGTCTTGCGGCCGGTGCCGTGATTAGCGGACTCGATGCAGTTCTCGCCCATCCAGTTGAAGAAGTACCAGCGGTTGAGCCGGTCGATCACCGGATCGTGGGCAATGTGCAGTAGGTACTTCTTCACTTCGTCCCACGTCGAGAAGATCATCTCGAAGGGCAGCGTGCCGAACAGCCAATCGGGGGTGTGCTCGATGCCTTGCTCAACACGCACGAGGATCGGTTTCTTCATGCGGTTCGCCCAAAACAGTTCCTCCAGCGTCCCGCAGGCGTGGACATCGAGGTCGATGTTGACCACGAGGAAGTCGCAAATGTCCACCATCCGCAGATCGACGGGGCGAATCTGCTTCATCTGCGTGCGGACAAATTCAAAGTCGCCGGCGCGCTTCGCCTTGTGACGCAAGGCGCGGTTCTCCAGGTCTTCCACGCCGATGTCGATGGGCTTGCGCGTCGGGTCAAGCCAGAGGATTTTCAAGTCCTTGAGGCTCTGGATCAGGTCTTGACGCCAACCCACGCCGCAGTCCGTCACCCGGTCCATTGCGCCGCAGAGGTAGCCTCGGTTCAGGGCGAGCCGGTTCATCTTGGTCCTCTTCACGGCAGCAACTCCCTATAGACGGACGCGCCGATTCGCTTGCAGCCGAGGCGGAGGTAGCAGCAGGCATCCGCGTAGGTCTTGATGCCTCCGCTGGCCTTTATCTGGACGCGACTGCCAAGTTCTCTGATCGTCTCTCGCATGACTCTGACCGCTTCAACGGTCGCTCCGCCGGGACCGAACGCAGTGGAAGTCTTCACAAAGTCCACGCCCTCCCGAACGCACATTTCGCAGAGTTGCATGATTTGGCTCTCGTCCAGGCAATACGTCTCAAGGATCGCCTTGACCAGGACGCCTTGCTTGTGGGCGACACTGACAACTCCACTGATTCCCAGGCGGTCGAAGTGGCCGTCGTTCAGGGAGCAGGTGCCATCGAGGAAGTAGCTGTAGTTGCACACCACGTCCAACTCGGTCGCGCCGTTGGCGATGGCTTGGCGGGCCTCGTATTCCTTAACCTCTGCCGTCGTCGTGCCATGAGGGAAGCCAATGGCCGCGCACACGCGGTCGGTGTACTGCTTGGCAAGGCGCACGTTGCAGGGAGCTACGCAGACGGCGGCAAGGTTCTCTTCCTTGACGAGGCGGGCCGCCGCAATCACGTCGCCGGTGGCGGCAGTAGGTTTCAAGACGGCCAAGTCCAAGGCGGCAGCGATGTGCTCTTTGGTGTAACTCATAGCTCGATTGATCCTTCCACTTCGTCGCCGAAAACGTCCCAGCCAGGTCGTCGCGTGCGGGCGAACATCTCCAGGTAAGGGCCGGGTGACACTGACTCCACGAGCCGGTAGAACTCCTCGGGTTTCTCGCTGTGTCGGTTTCGCGGCCAAGTGAACCATGTTCCGCCGGTCGGGCCGAACGGGTTGCCGTGGCGTCGCCCCTTGCGGCAGACCAGGACATGTTCGCTGTTGCACTGGAAGCGGCCGACGCCCAGACCGGGCTTGGCCCAGGTCAGCATGTTCCACGGCTCGAAGCCCCAGGCCCGCGCCACCTCGTATCCCCAATCGACGTGCTGGTTGACCACCCACAGCCACAGATGGGCTTGCTTGGCGGCCGGCACCTTCAGGCTGCAAATGTCGCGCACGCTCATGGTCCGGTACTGCCGCTGCGGCCCGGCCTTGTAGGACGGGTGCCCCGCGTTCAGCGTCGGGGTCCAGGGACAATCGGCGATGATCGTGCGATACAGGACCATTCGGCGCGTAGTGCGAGACAGTTGGCAGCAGGATGTAACGAGTTGACGGGCCGGGCTACTCTTTCACGTAGCCGTCGCCATCAAAAGACCCCCTTCGCCTTGGCAACGATGGCAGCAACGGCCACGGCACCGCAAACGGTGATGATGGCCACAGGTGCCTCGCAGGTCATAGTGACGACGACCGCCCCGGCCAAAAGCGAGATAATCAGCGTGACGATTCCGCCCATGTTCTGTTCCCCTTCATCGAAAAGCTCGGCTGTCGATCCGCGCCTCAGTGGCGGGCCGTCGCGGGCGGCCCTGGTTTCCTTGGACATTTAACGCAGCCCCGCTCCGCGCTCAGAGGGCCAGACGCACCGGGCTATTCGCCTTTCATGCGTTTGATGGTTTGGACGTAGTACGTTTCGCAGTTGCGGCAAAGCCGGCAGTAGGAGCCTTCCAGGCTGCCGCAGTAGGACACGAGGCGGTTGTCGCTGTACTGGTCCATGACCCAGCGGATGAAGGCCGGCGTCGGGCACCAGTACGAATTGATGTGGCGGACTCGCCACTCGTAGCACGGGCCGCCCGCGGCCTGGAGCACGTCGGCCGGAACTTGCGGCTCGGCGTCGTAGTAGGCCATGTAGGTCAGGACCACCGGTACTTGGTAGTGGGCCGTGTACCAGTCAATGCCGTCGCGGACCCAATCGAGATTGGTGCTGGACACCCGCAGGCGGACGAACATCAGGTTGTGCGGCGCGCCGTCGCGGAAAGCCCAGATGGGCGTCGGGACCGGCTCTTCCTCGCGGGGATTGCCGGTCAATACGACCGGGGCCGGGAAGTCGAACGTGGGGATTGACGTGTTGAAGAAGCGGCGGGGGTACTGGGCCGTGGAGGCAATGACGTGTTCCCGCTGATTGTTGCTGTCGTTGCCGCAGTTGACCCGCACGATGCCGTCGTCCACTTCGTCCAATGTCGGGAAATGCGGCTGGTCGATAGGCACGTAGTACGCCCCCGGCCGGTTGTAGAAACATTGATTGCACCCAATCGGGCACGGGCCGGTCTGCGGGATGCAGTCGTACAAGTTGCTCTCGGCTTGTTTCGGATTGCGTTTCACGGTGGGACTCGTTGAAGGATGTTGCGGACTTACTGGCTTCTCTCGCCTAGCGATCATTTCCTCGATGGCGATGTTCTCTGCCTCGTCGGTCAGATATTCGCGGATTCAGAAGACGGTTTCTCACTCAGCATCCCTCCGCCGCCAGTAGCGGGCCTCTTTTGGGATGCCGTCGTCGGACAGTTCGCGGTACTTGAACGTCACGGCTTGCCCCTTCTTGAACTGCTTGCCTTCAACCCAATAGGGAGCGTCGATGCCGGGGTTGTTTGCGGCCCAGTCGCGGGCCATTGGATCGGCGAATTCGCGCTCGGCATCGGTCAGGCCCGCCAGTTCCAGTCGCTTGCCTTGGTAGTCCACAATCAAGGCACCGATCTTGCCCAGGAGCCGACTGCCTTTGCTGGTCTCCCGGCCACTCGTGAAGCCCAGCACGCGAGCCTCGGCATCCTGGAAAGGTTTGTACTTGAGGATGTTGCGGTGCCGCTTGGGCGTCCAAATACCTTCCGGGTTGCGAATCACCACGCCCTCGCCACCTTGGTCCAGCACCCGTTGCAGGTAGGCTTCCACCTGGTCGTTGGCCTCGCCCGGAATGTCGATCAGCTTCGTCTGCGGGTGGAGATAGCAGATCGAGGCGTCGGTGTTCTCTAGGGCGTCGCTGAGCACGGCCACTTCCTTGCCGAATGTCTGGTCGGCCGAGAGAAACTCGAAGTCGTCGCCCAGGCACCGCTTGGGAACGGGGACGCCATTGAACCGTTCGCCTCGGCCGTTGAGCCGTTGCCTGATCCACGCCTCAATCGTGAGATAATCGACGTTGCAGACCATGTTGGCATTCTTGATCTGCCCCGTGCTGAAGATCGCGCCCAACGGCGGCGTGGAATAAACCGCGAAGACGATCTGGCTGAATCGCTCGTCTGGGGTGTCGCCGCCGCAGATCGACCGGCAGAGTTGGAACTTGCCCCGCCCGGCCCATAACTCGCCGTCCAGCGGACACGCCGGCAGGCGATTGAGCCACCAGTCTGGGGCCATGATCGGGTTGCCGTAGCGACTCCACAGGCCGGTCGCCACGGGCTTGATCCTCGCCTTCTTCTCGCCGGTCTTGGGGTCGATGATTGACGCCCACGGCACCTGCTCGGTGGGCAGCCCCCGGCTGATCCCCCCGTCCCAGAAGCACCTTTGACCGTCAAGTTTCTCGGAGATGAACCACCCTGAGACATCGTGCTTTTCTGGATCGTAGTGGTCGGCGAGTTGAAGAAACTCACGCTTTGCCATTCAGAAGTCTCCTCTCTGCTGCGGTGCGAGCGGCAAGCGCTGCCTCAAGGGTGGAATAGTCGCCGATGTATTCACGCTTGTTATCAACTTGGATTCGGACCACCAGGGTGTCTCGTCCCGTGCGCCGTGTGATTCCACGATGGCCCGTACTTGAATCGTGGCGAGCACCTGCGTTGTGCTGATTAACGCTCTTGGAGACAGCACGGAGGTTGCTGCGGCGGTTGTCTAAGGGATTGCGGTTGATATGGTCGATCTCTCTTCCGGCGATCTTCTGACCACTGCGGCGCGCAATAACCCGGTGCATCATTACGCGGCGGTACTTACCGGCGCGACGGGTGCCGCGCGATACGTACCCGCCGTTGAGCGACCAGTTCCAAGCCCGGAGAAGGTTCACGTCCTCCGGGCTGACAATTGCCTCTGAAGCGGTGTTGAGAAGTGCAATGGTTGCCATCGGTTACACCTGTGCCGAAAGCAGGGATCGGAGCAGCAATTCCACGTCTGCTGCACGCCGAGTGCGGATGCGGCGCTCGACTGCTACCGGCCGGCTGTAGACTCTCAGGCCGGGCCAGCAGGCGGCCCGCTCTAACCAGTCAGCCGGAATGAATTCGACAACGTGCATGGTTTGCTCAAAAGACTTGTAGGCACTCTATAGATCGCAAGTCACGGCGATTTCGGAACTGCCACCGTCAGTTTTTCCTCCAGATAGCCGCGGGGGTCCGAGGCCCAGTTATCATTCCAGGGCCTCGGGACGAGGATGGAGTGACCGCCATGTGCCTTGAAGCGTTTCGCGTTGTCGCCGTAGTCGTCGATCAGTAGCGAGTCGAGGCGGGCGAACAGATGTTTGCGGGGCGTGATGGCGTACTGTCGGTGCATCCACCCAGGGAAGTGGTCGTGAATCCACTCCAGCTTGCCCGCCAAGCACTCGGGGTCTTTTGTAGGCGAGGTGGCAATGCAGACGTTCTCACGGCCAACCGCCTCGGCGCAGGCATCAAGCAGCCACGGAAAGAAGTCTGACTCTGGCACCTTGACCCAAAGAGCACGCGGAACAGAATCCCAGAGGGTGGCAGCCGTGTACCGGGCCTCGCCCAGCATATCATTGGCGGCATCCGAGATATTGAAGCCGTGCTCACGCGGGTAGCGCGCGTAGTCGCTCGGGGCAATGTCGCAGCCAACCGAGTGCAGCACGAAGGGTGCCAGCGTGTTGCACACGTCATCCAGGTCTAGGAAGATGCGCCGAATCATTCGTCGCGCAGGGCCTCCAGTGTGCGCTGAACGCGGCCCTGAAGGTGCTTGGCCATCCGATACAAGGACGTGCGCGACATGCCGATAGTGGCTGCAATTGCGTCGAGCGTATGTCCGGCCTCCCGCATGGCAACAAACGTCCGTTCCTCGTCGCACACACAGCAGGAGTGAATCAGGTCGCGGGTCTCCAACTCCTCTTCGTAAGAAGGAATCTCGAAACGCTCGGGAATGACGTTCACGACCGTGGGAACAGTCAATTCTTCTCCCTGGGCACGGGCGCGGTACTTCGATGTGTGCGGCGGCACGATACCTTCAATCTCGATCAACTCGCTCAGTTCGCGGTTGATCCATGCTCCAATGCAGTCGGTTGGATTCCAATTCTCGGGCTGTTTGATCTGGAAACCCTCAGCCATCTGATTGACGGCTTTGGTCACTCCGACGAAGGCGGCACTGGTCAGGTCGTCCCGGAGATGGGCAATCTCGGGAAAGCAACGGATGAAGCTCTCGACCTTAACGACCGCCAACGCCATATTCCCCTCGATCATCTGCCGGCGTGCATCGGTATCGCCGGCAGCAACGTGCGGAAAGAGTCGGCTGTTGTCTTCGGTGCAAAACGGCTTACCGAGCCGGGCCATCTCTGAAACCAATTCGCTGTTGTATTGATTACTCACAGGTGCGTTCTCCAATGGGGTCGATTCGCCAGGCGCAGCGGGTGTAGAACTGGTGGGCCTCGCAGGCGAGGCGAGAGTAGTCGTAGACCGACCCCTTGGGGTCGTAGATGCGGCCGTGGTCATAGGCGACCGTGTGGCCGTGGCGTGCGCCGGTGCCGTCGATTACGCCGCGACTCGCCCGAATCGTCTCCTCGAAGCGCCGCCAGTTGTTGTCCCGGTAGAGGACCGTCTTCTGGAACGACCCAACTGCCGTGGGTTGAAGGACGGGGAACAACTCGACCGGCGTGACGGCCAGCCCGCGCGATAAGGCGACGTGGATCGGCTCTTGAATGTGGAAGCACCGCCGGCACAGCGGCTCAGAAAGACTCGGGAAAACGATCTCGCTGCCATCGTGGCCGATGGCCGCGAGCAAGTCGGCGACGGGCATGTCCAAGGCCATCGCAAAGGCGAGTGGCATACACATCCACGGTTCGGGGCGTTGTTGCAGGTCCATAGGCGCAGGGTTTCTCCGCAGTGGGCGGCGTTAGCGGATTACAGAGGGCGACGAGCTACCAGCCTTCGCGGTCTAGCTCGTCGAGAAGGGCGTCGATGTCAGGAACCTGACCCCACGACTCCTTCCAAAAGGCACGCCAGTTGGGCGGCGCGAACAGCTTGTCGTATTCTTCTTGGGTGGCGGCAGTGAGTATCCAGATGCCGATGCCAAAGGCTTCCCACACGGGCCACTTCAGTTTTTGGGCCTTGGTGAAGCCGTAGTTCTTTCCCGGTCGCTTCACGTCAATCCAACGCTGGCCCCATTTGGGATGCGCGATGAACAGGTCGGGCACGCCCATCTGGAAGGCGTTGCCGATCATCCGCTCCACATGCCAGCCCCGGACTTTGAGATAGGCAATCAAGGCTTGCTGGATGTGCCACTCTTGGCTGTGCTTTGGCCGGCGAATGTCACCCACTACTTCATCATCTCCGGTGCTCTGATCTTGATGGTGCCACTCTTCTTCTCGGCCCAGTTCGCCATCTCCTCGTTCCAGTCCATGCCGATCAGCGGCACATAGGGGCGAAAATGCTCGACGGAATCCCGGACCACCTCCGTCACGCTCGGAACCATGTCCGGCCGGGTGACACACATGATCTCGTCGTGGATGTTCATGGGGCTGACGCGCCACTCGTTGACCCCGACCGGCTGCAAGTCCCAAATCTTCCGCTGGACGTGCTTTGTGATCTCGGCACCCGGCGATTGGATTTCATGGTTCGCCGCCGCCCGCATGTTGGCCGCCTGCATCGAGAAGGCCGCCCCGTAGAGGGCCGACGAGACAGCACCACCGGCCGTCTGCACGCGGTCGCGGCGGACGACCTTGACCTTGCAGTCCTGCCAATGCTTGGGCGGGTTGCGAGCCAAGTCGAAGATTGCGCGGGCGATACGGTTCTCCAAGGTGAAGTAGCGGCGAAAGCCCAGCATCGTCTCGGCGTAGTCGGCCGGCTCTTTCCAGACGACCTTCGTGCCGATGCCGGCGGGCTGGGTCATGGAGCAGAACGAATCGGCAACCCGCTTTCGCCACTTCTTGACGCCCGTGAATCGGCTGCCAAAGCTCTCAATGGCCTGCTTGGCGACCTCTTCGCTGATGCCCAGGCGATTGACCAAGGTGCTGTGGTCGCCGCCGTAGAGCATCGTGCCGAAGAAGCCTTGCTTGCCCTTCGTATACATGTCGTTGGTCGTGCTGCCGTCGCTTGACTTGACCTCCTCGTAGGTCGTGCCGGGGAAGATCGCCATGCCGAACAGAGCGTGAATCTTCCGGCCGGCGATCAACTCGGCGCGGAGGGCCTCGTCGTTGCACACGGCGTCGGCGATTGTCACCTCGAAGGAACTGAAGTCGCCGCCGCAAAGCAGATTGTCGCCCCAGGTGAGAGGAAACATCTGCCGGACTTCTTTGGTGTGCTTGATCCCTTGGGCGTTGAGGCCGTCTGCCCCAGCCATGCGGGACGAGAGGGCACCAATCACGATGAACGAGGCGTGGAACTTGCCGGCCAGCAGCAGCTTGTCGTATAGCTCGATCTCCTTAGCCGCGAACTTCACGGCAAGGATCTCCTTGGAGCGGACGCCGGCCGGGTGTCGGCCCACCTTCAGGAAGCCCGTACCGCCACAGCGGGCGCACTGCGGATCGTCGCTCTGACACCTGCCACACCGTTCCGGCTCACCGACATAGCACACGCCGTTGCACTGCGGGCAGATGTCGGTTTCCGTTTTCAAGTAGCCCTTTCCCTGGCACTTGGGGCACATCTTGCCGATGCCCCATTTGCTGATCGCTTCGAGGTTGGCCTTCTTTGTGGACGTGTCGAGAATCAAATGCTCGGTCCCGTTCATTGCCGCCATAACGTAGGCCCGGACCTCGCTCGGCTTGTTGATGTTCACCGGGCTGGCTGCCACCGTGGCTTGGGCCTTCGCCTTGAGGGCTGCGATCCCTTCGCGGTTGATCGTGAAACCGTGCCAGCGGACAGCCGCCACCATGCAGGTCAAACTGGAATCGTTGTCGCCCGGCTCGGGGCAGCCGAAGTGCTTGTCCAGCGCCCGCGTATAAACGATGTCGTCGGTGGCATACTCACGGGCGTCCGTGCGGGTCGCCCAGTGGTCGATAAACTGCCGAATCACGCCGGGCCAGGCATATTTCGTAACACGCTTGTCGCCCTCTTCGTCGGTCTCAATTGCCCAGCCTTTGTCGGGACTTGACACGGCCAAGGCCGTGGGCGCGTAGCCCAACTCATAAGGCCGCCACGCGGGGGGCGGCTCTACGTCCTTGTAGTGATACTTGGGCTTGAGTTTCAGAATATGTTCGGCGAGAAACTTGAGGCCACCAGCAGGGGAGAACTTCAAGACGACATCTTTGAAGTCGGTATCCAGGTCGCCGAAGGAATCATGGCGGTCGAAGACCTGCCACTTGGGCGCTTCGGGGTCGGCCCGTTTGGCAAAGTAGATGTTGTCAAACTGGACACGGGCCTCTAGCTCACGAGCCAGGGCATAGGCGAGGGCCGTAGGCACCCGCTTGATGCGGACATCCTCGCGTGCCATGAGCGATTGCATCGGCCCCTTGCGGCTGTGGAGCATCAGGTCCAGGACCGCCGCCGGCTTGATGCACGGGCCGTCCTGCCCTTGCGGTTCCAGTATGGCGATCTCATTGATGTGTTCCTCGGGAATCCAGTCTGGATCGCAAAGTCGGAAGATGGTGTAGGTTTTGCAGACGTGGAACCAGTCGAATGACAGGTTGAAGCCCACGACCGTGTGCTGGCATATCCACTCGATCAGCGCGAGGGTTTCTCTCACGGGCCGCCGCCAGACTTCGTACAGCGTGATTGGGCCGTCTTCTACGGCGTACTGCAACAGCACCATCATGCTGTGCAGCCCGCAACTTTCCGTGTCCAGATAGAGTTTGGGCGGGAGGGACTTAGACACAGACATGCCTCCAGAGGCGACGATGCCGGATTGCCGAAACGGTGCATTGCGACACGCCGTAAACCGATGCCAGGTACACGTTCGTCAGATTCGATCCGAGAATCTGCCGGACCTGCGGCTCCGTCAGAATGGCGTTAGGATGCCTTTCACCCTGAAAGGCGACCTGATGACCCTTTGCATCCCGGTCATCGTTGTTTTCAGCACGAGTTCCGAGCCAGAGATGCTTCGGATTGCAGCAGGCAGGGTTGTCGCAAGTGTGGCAAACGTCTTGTTGCCCAGGATCGCTACCTGTGGCAAGCAGGTAGGCGACACGCGGAGCCTTGTACAAACGCCGAGCAAGACGGATCATTCCACGGCCGCCGTCTTGGCGCGAAGCAATCCACGGCCAGCACTCATTGGGAGCACGCCGATCCACCTTAGACCAGAATCGCTCGGTGTCGGCTCCTGTCGGCTTCGGAATAGGACGATACCGCTGTCTCATCGGTTAGAAGACCTCGTAGGACCAACGGCTGCCGTCTTCGTGCTTCCCGCTCACACCGGCTGCCGTCACCGGCTGCGTGCGGTACGTACCATTGCGGAAGCGGATTTCCAGGGCGAGGCCCCTGCCAATCCACAAGGGCCTCGGCACTGCTGGACTCGACCAATGGACGCTGTGAAGCAGTTGTCCCACGGTGGCTATCCGAAGTTGGGGATCGTTGGAACTGATCTCCACGACGCCGTGAACCGGATACATGACCCGCATCTCATAGAGATACGGGTCCGCTTCCAAGAGGATGGTCATCTCTGCTTTCAGCTTTCGTATGTCGATGCCCGGCTCAACCGGATTTGTCGTGGGCGCGTTCATCCAATTCCTCTCTACCAGCTATGACGGAATCTCTCGCGCGTTCTGGAGTCGCTGTCTCGATTTCTCTCAGCAACTCCTCGTCTGGGATGGAACCCGCACACCACGCCGCCACGCGAGGCGGCAAGCCAACGATGCCGGCGGCCAGCATCCGTTCGACCATGCGATTGATCTCCCCGACGCGCCGGCTTCCGTGGCGGCGCTTATACGTCTTGGTGAGGCCAGGCAGGAACTTTCCCTTACCGCGCTGGCGCGCCTCGACGATCTTGTCGGCAGCCGCAATTTGCTCGTCTGCCCGTTCAAAGCCCGCCAGCACTTCCAAGTTCGCTTGAGACAGCAGGCCGGCAGCGGCCTTTTGCTGGATTGCTTCCGGCATCTGCAACAGGCGCACGCGGAGCCAGACCCAGTGAGTTGACTGCTTTAGCTCGCGGGCAGCCTCCCGCACGCTGGCCCCCTTTGGAAAAAGGCTTTGAACCGCACGGGCCTCCTCCAGGATGTTCAGACTCTTGCGCTGCAAGTTCTCCACCAGGTTCAACATGCGGGCTTCATGGTCGCTCAAGCCCTTGCAGATGTAGGCCGGTATCTCGGTCCATCGCAGGAACTCGGCCACGGCCCGGAAGCGTCGGTGTCCGACGATCAATCGGTACTCGAAGCCATCGGCCTCGCTCCACGGCTGAACGGCGATCGGACAGATCAGCCGCCCTGCTTCGATGATGCTGTCGGCCAGTTCCCTGACCGATTGCAGCGTGAACTCGCCCCGGCAGTTGAAGACGGCATCGTAGTAGATGGCCGCCACGGGGACGGGATACGCTTGGTACTGTTCCAGCGGCTTCATCAGCTTCATCGCAACGCATGGGCAAACAGTGCCGGACGGTTGCTAGGCAGCCATTCCCAGACGGCCGTGCGGCCGTCGTCGTTGATTCGCACAAAGGTGTCGTTGGTTCGCGCCCAGGTGCCCGTGTTGAAGTGGTAATCGCCGATATGCCCCGGCTCGTGCGTATGACCGTAGACCACCACGTCGGCCCCGGCCTCCTTGCGGTAGCTTTCCACGCCATCGAGCATCTCGTCCAGACGGCCATGCTGAAGGGTCAGCTTCCGCCAGAGGGTCAAGGCCCCTTCCAACGTGCCGACAAACTGGTCTTCCACGGCATGGGAGCGACGATCGAATGGCCCTCGGTTGCGGTCTTCCAGCAGCCCGGAAATGATCGCAGTAATCTCGCCGGTGCCGGGGTTCATGTCCCGGCAATATGGATCGGACTCGTGACCGTGGAGGAAGGCGAACCGCCGGCCGCCGATGGTCGCCTCGAAGGCCCGAGAGATGACGGGCAATTCCAGGCCCCGCAGCCTGATCTCGCTGCCGAGAAAGTCGGTCAAGGCATTGTCATGGTTGCCGACGACCCACAAGGCCCCAACTGGTCCCATGTGCGCCATGCGTGTCAGCAGGTCTTGATAGGCACGTACCGACCGACTCAGGTTGGCTTGCCACCAGTCGAAAAGATCGCCTAAGACGTAGAGTTGGCCGCCCTCGGCCTCCACGTAGTCCAGGAACTTGTGGAAGCGGGCTTCGCGGCCTTCCACTGCGAAGTTGTCGCGGTAGCCACGGTCGCACAGATGCAAATCGCTCACGCAAAAGATGGGCATAAGGCGTCTTCCTCGTCAGGATGCCGGTCGAAGGTCATAGGCACGGTGAGCCGCGCATCGTGGCTCGACTACTATTCGTCCTCGTCTTCGTCGTCTTCCCAGTCCTCGTCTTCGTCCGCCCAGTCGTCGTCGAAATCTTCGTCATCTGGGTCGTCGAGGTACGGGTCGTAATCGTCGTCGAAGTCGTCTTCATCCTCGAAGTCGTCGTCCCGATCTTCGGATAGCTCAAGATAGCGCAGGTCGTCGGCGGGCATGGGTGTCTCCTGTTGAGGACGGGGCTACTTGCTGCGGCACTCGCCGCTGCACTCGGGGGTCCAGTTGGCCGCACACAGCGCGTCCAAGAGACGCAAGATGTCGTCCAACACGGTGGTGAACGTGTCCACGATCACGTCGTTGACGCGATAACAGTGGCCGAACCACATCTTCCACACGGCGAAGTGAATCCGGCCGAGGTCGTCGCCGTAGAAAGTCCGGTAGGTGCAGGGGAACAGTTGCCAGAAGTACCAGACCAACTTGCTCAAGGCTTGATCTCCAGCTTGTTGAAGGCGATGGCCCGCATGTCGGCCAAGTGACGTTCCACGGCGTCCAGTTGCCCGGCGCTGCTCTGGCTCTGGGTGGGTCGCAGCCCGCAGTTCCAGAGCATGTCCATGAGTTCCTGGGCCTCGGGGCCGTAGAGGCAGAAGGTCGGGTTGACCTGGGCACCTTCAGGAACCTCGGTGAATTGCAGCAGGCCGCAGATCGTTCGCGGCTTGCCGCTGACGTGGTGGAGCAGCATGAACTCCACCTGCTCGCTCCAAGGGTCTTTGTGCGCGACGAGCCGCAGCAGGTCATAAAACTGATCCAGCTTACGCATGGTCTTCTCCTGAGTAGCGGTGCCACAGCCGATTCAGGGTTTCTTCGACGCCGTACAACGAGTAGACCAGCGTGTGCGGTTCGCCAAAGGCAAACAGCAGCCGATAAACGCACTGGGGCTGGTCGCGCATCCCGATGTAGCGATTGCGATGCACTAGGACACGCTCCTGCCCGTCGATAGCTCCACCGATAAAGAGGCCGCGATACTTCACCGTTGTTGGACCTCGCTCAGAACGTTCAGCCCGTCGCTAAGGCAAAAGTGCAGTTCGTCATAGGTGGCCAGGACAATCTGCCCCACGGGAAAGACGACTCGTGCCGTGTCGCCGTCACGTTGAATCATTTCCTCCGTGACGTTCCACTTCTCGATGCACTCGCCGTCCCGGTGGTGCTCGATGGTGCATGAGGTCATAAGCGTCTCGCAGGTCTACAGGTGGGCAGGCTTCCCCGTGCGGCGCGCAATGGCAAGGGCCTGCTTGATGGCCTTCTTCTCGGCGGCCTCGCGGCTCGCTGTATTGCCAGGCTTGTAGGTGTACTTGGCACCTGTGGTGCCGTACTGAAACGCCGGCTTGCCGTTCCTTGTGGTTCGATGCACTGGCATGTTGATCTCCTAAACGGGATTCAGCGCGGCAAACTCACCGAAGTACCTGGGGGCCGCTTCGTTGTAGGCTCGGGCTGCCTCGATCTTGCTGTCAAACAAGCCGAGATACATGGTCTTCCCGCGGTGGGCTAGCCGCGCTTACCACACGACCACTTCCACTGCATCAGGTAGTCGTAGTCCTGGTCGTCCACCAGGGCCTCTTTGCCCCTCGTCAATGGGATTCCCTTCATCGCAACGGCCCGACCTCCCGGCCGCCGTCGATGCAATAGCGCTTCGGGCCGTTCTTCTCGGCCTCATGCCGCAACTTGACGTTCAACCTCCATGAAATCCCGTACTTGGGATTGCAGCCGTGGAACCATTGGGCCGGCTCCCTGTACCCACTGAACGAGTTGTAGGAATAGGCATCGGTCCCCACCCATGCCCCGTTGACCAACAACTCACCGTCGATGTCCGAGAGCGTCGAAGCGACGTGATGATGGCCCATGACGAAGTAGCGGCAGCGTTGCGTGCCGGCCGCCGCCCCGAGGGCCACAAGTCCTTTCTGCCGTCGCACCATCCCGTAGAACGGGATCGACAGATTGCCTCGCACGTCGTCACCATGCGCGATGTTGAAGCCGACGCCGTTAATGTTGACGTTAGCCGACCACGCATCGGGAATCTGGAAACTGATGTTCTCAATGCCACGACAGTGAAGCCGCGCGATCTCAGCCACCAGATAGTCGAAGTTGTTGTGCGCGCCGGCAAACTCTTTCTTGGGCGTCCGCCGCCCGTGGTTCCCGGAGAGGTACAAGACGTTGACCCGCTCGAAGTGCGGCGCGAAATCTCGCAGCATCAGGGCGTGCAACTGACCGATAGCAAGGCAGTTGCGGAACGTATTCCGATAGTAAGAGCGTTCCGCCGCCCCATGAATCTCGCCACTGGTGAAATCGCCATACGCCAAGACCCACAGCACCGGGAAATGGAACTTGGGAGCAAGCGTGTCTTGGCTCCAGTCAATCACTGTATCCACCAGCCGCTCGGCACGGGCGCAAGAGATTGGGAAGTTGTGCTCTTCCAATCCACCAACCTCTTCTGGCCGTACCACCGCGTCATGGTGGCAATCGGACAGATGCAGGACGCAATGCTCCGAAATCTGTGCCTTGGGGCGGGGTTGATAGATGGACGGTAGGGCGTCGAACGGCTTGATGCGCTGTTCCATCTCCGCGACCACCGCCTTGAAGAGGCCGGCGATCTTCGCCCCGGCTTTGACCTTCTGCCGCTCGCGGTTCCGCTCCTCGGTCAAGTGAACGATCTCGGCCTCCAACTCCAGAATCCGCTTGTCGGTCGGGTCGTAGTCCGGGATATTCTTGTGCTGACCGCCGGCCCGCTTGGGTGTCGGCGCTTCCCCACCGGGCCATTCCACGTCCTTGTGGACACGGCCTGTGGCGATGTCCGACACGATGGAGCGACTGACCTTAAACCGTTTGGCGATGTCCGGCTGCGTGACGCCACCCGTGATGGCCTGTTTGATCTTCTCAACCTTCTTCTTGGTCAGCTTCATGGTGTTTCCTCAATCGAAGGCCCAGGCATCCAGGCGCTTGTCTTGTGATTCGGGATTCTGTTTGGCTTTTCGCCGGTTCCTCCGATGCGTGGTCTGCTTAAACCACTTCTTTCGCTTCGGGGCGTCACAGGCCCGCGTGGTGCGTTTCCAACTATTCGGTCGTCCCATAGCGTCGAGGCTCAGAGAGGCCGGGTGGCGCTGCCCATCGCCACCCGGCTCAAGTGCTGTCGGTCACGGGAGGCAGAACAAGGGGCAGAACAGAGGGATAGCCTCAAGAGGACCGACGCCCCGCGCGGGTGAACAGTCGCTCGACCCAGTTGATGGCGTTGTCGAGGTTGAACGGTGGTTTGAAGGATGGCGGCTCGTCGGGGCCGGCGGCCGGATTGCGGTCGGGATACCCGCCTGGCGATTGGCCGGCGTCTTCCACGGGGATCGCGTCGATCTCCTTCAAGCTGGGCATCGGTACGGTGGGGTCGATGGCCCACTCGATCTTCGACTGCTTCGCCCAGGCATGGATGCGCCGCACCGGGACAATGAAGTTGAAGCCCTGCAATTGCATCACGCCCTGAGTCAACATGCCGATGTACAGGCCATTGTCTTTCAGGTACATGCCGCCGCCAGACGAGCCGGGAAACGAGACGGTCGTGACCTGATCGAAGACCTTGACATTGGCACCCTTCATCGGCAGCGTGCGGCCCACTTGGGAGAGCACGCCCGTGGTGTAGCTGTTGGCCCCAAACTGGCCCAAGAGGCTGCCGCAATGGCTCAAATCGACGCCGATGGGCGGAATGTAATTCGGGTCTTTGTGGAACTTGGCGCAGACATTGAGCGGATAGGCCCCTTTGCAGCGGACCATGAGCACCGCCAAGTCTTCGCCGTAGTCGGCGTCACTGACCTTAATGATCTTGCAGTCGTATTTGACCTCGCCCACCCGGCGGCCGTCCTGTTGCCGCTCCTGGATGATTTCGGCGTCCTTGTATTCGACAACGATGCGAGGCGTGCCCTGCGGCGTCACGACCGTGCGCGTGGTGCGCAAGCCATCGACGACGTGGGCGGCCGTCCAGATGAACGTCACGGTATCGTCGCCCACCTGTCGGGTCACGAGAGTGCCGGAGCCTTGGGCGCGGCCTGCCTTGATGGTGACGCTCACACGCTGCAAGTCATCGGGGACACCGGCGAGCGCCGGAGCCACGGCCAGCGAGACCAGGGTAAGGACCAACAGCACATACTTCATTGCTGCAACTCCACGGGGTTAGAAAGGTGTTCGCAGGTCAATTCACGATGTCGTTTCCTCCACCAGCATTTCGCCCTCCGCGCCGGCATCCGTCCAATCGACGCCTTCGAGGATTTCGCCCATCGTCATTAACTCCAGCTTTCGGTTGGCGCGAATCACGTCCAACACGCGGCTGTCGCTCGGCAGGTGGATCAGGTCCACGATGGTGCATCCCAAGTTTTCGTCCATGCCTTTGCGATGGATTCGATCCTCCGACTGGACCCGGTATTCCGGCTTCCAACTGTTGGACCAGTACACCGCCATGCGGGCCTCCACCAAAGTCAGGCTCATGCCGCCCGACTCCGGGTTCGCAACGAAGGCGACCTTGCCGTGCCCCTCCATGTTCGCCCAGTAATCCAGTGGCTCCTCCTCCGTCGCCAGCGCGCCCTCCGGGCCGTCACTCTTGGCGCGAAAGACTTGAAAGTTCCCTTGGTCGCACCGCACCACGTCCCACTTTTCCTTGAGGCACAGCTTGACAATGCGATCCACGGAGCCGGTGAAGCCGGCGAAAATCACCAGCCGCCCGACTTCCTCGTTCTCGTCCAAGAGCATCTTCAGGGCGGTGTCCTTCGGGCAGGGAATCTCGCGAGCGATACGGACCATCCTGGGGACTTCGCGCTTGCCGCCGCACGCTGGACAGGCAACTGTCTGCTTGACGAGCCGGGCCTTCAGGTCCGGGTCCAGCAGGTCGATGGCCTGATACGTGGCCTCGGGATCGTCCGGGTCCACCCATTCCGCCACCGTGCCGTCCGAGCAATGCGTGCATTTCGCCATGCCGTCTTGCTGCTCGCGGTACTGGAAGCCGTCGCTCAATTCCCGCAGCAAGGTCATGCCGGTGACGGCGTTGGGGGCCGCTTGAATCAGGGCCTCGGCCACACGCAAGGTGCTTGCAGTCGGCTTACACACGATCTTCCGGTATCGCTTCTCGGGCAGTTGCAGGCAGTCCTTCTTGTGTTTGACGATGACCAGTCCTTTGAGCCGTTCGTAGAGATAGGCGACCTCGTTCGTGCTACGGACGAACTTGTGGTAGTCGTCGGGGTCCGTCACGCCATCCAATTCATGTGGCCCCTCCTCAAACGTCTCTCCGCACTGGGCGCATTTCCTTTCGTCGTCCTTCCAGCCGATCCGCTTCTTGAACTTGCCGGCGTCAAATTGCTGCTCGACCATGAAAGCCAGCCGCTCTTCCATCGCGCGGCGGCTGCCCTCCTTCAAGAAGCCCGGCCAGGCGATCTCGCACTGACTCCACCAGTCGCACGGCGTCTTCGGCGACGGCGTGCCGGACATCTCAATCACATAGCCGTCAAGGCCGTGCTTCTCTCGGATCAGGTCCGCGAGCTTCTGGCAGGCTTTCGAGCGCTGCGACGTGTCGTTCTTGCACCGGCTGGATTCGTCAGCCACGAAGAACCGAGGCAAGGTCTGTGAGCCACCCCACTCGTCCATCACGCGGACCAGCCCTTCGTAGGTGAAGAACTCGACCTGGATGCGCTCAAAAGGGAAGCCCCACAGCTTGAACTCGCGCTTGATGTTCGGGATGCTGGTCTTCGGGCCTGCCCACCACACCAGATCGACGCCCGACTTCTCAATCACCATCTGGGCAGCCAGGGTCTTGCCGGTGCCCATTTCGGCACCGAATATCTGGTAGTGGTACGTCAGGCCGGCGTCGGCCATGTCCGCCTGGTGCGGCATGTAGGTCTGCGGCACGCCGCCGCGCATCAGCGGCCGGTACTCGTGACGCACAAGTGGGCGGTCGAACCAGGCGTAGACAGCCTCGCCGCAGAGATACCCGATCTGGAAACGATTGCGATGGCAGTCGTCCACGGACCACACTTTGATCTTGGCGTACTCGCCCTCGTCGTCGTAGCCGTGGAAATGCGCGCCTCGCATGGCCTTGACTTCCCCCATCAGCCCGTAGCGAGTCTTCGTGCCGACCTTGCCGTCCCAGAAGTAGATGCGGCCGTCTTTCCGCTCCAGCAAAACCGGCACACGAATCCGCGTGCCGCTGGATGTCTGGGCTTCGACTTTCACGCCTTCAAGCGACATGCAATCTCCCTCGGGCGATCTCGCAGTTGTGTTCGGTCAACTCGACACCGATGCAGCGGCGGCCAAGCCGCTTGGCGGCCAAGAGCGTGGTGCCACTGCCGGCAAACGGGTCCAGAATCACTCCGCCGTCTGGGGTCGAAAGCAACGTCAGCAGGTATTCCATGAGGGCCAGGGGCTTGACCGTAGGATGGTCGTTGCCTGCGCCGCGCTCCTTCCGTGTCGCCTTGGAACAGTAGAAGAACCGGCTCGCCCCGCCCGAGTCGCCGTAGCTCACCTGAATATCGCCCGCCTTGCCGATGCCACCGTGATAGCCGTCACCGGACTTGGTACGGGCGCAGTTAGTGCCGCTGGTGAGCGTCCCGGTCTGGGCGTCGAGAAGGCGGGCGGCATCCTCGTCAAGCACAAGATTCGCCGGCCATCGGCCAAGCGTCTCACCTGGTCGTTGGTCGCCGTAGCCGTTACGGCTCGGGACGTTCCAGCCGTTGTAATTGCCTACGGGCACGGCCCCTTGCCGGCGCTGCTGACTGGGGCTGCCACCCTCGCAAGCAATCCGGCAGCCGTCGATGTTCATGCCGGCCACGCCCCACGTCAGGGCGTTGTGGGCAATCGTGCCATCCAGCGGCTTCATCGCCAGCACGACGGGTTCCCAGGCTGGCTTCAGGGCCATCGCCCAGCCGGTCCACTTCGCGGCCTCGGGAGTGGCCGGAGCCGTTATCTGTGCAGCGCGAAGCCGGGCGTCCGTGCCAGGGGCGTGAAGTCCACTGCCACCACCGTAACACCCGTTTCCTTTGCCCTCGTGCAAGTGGTAGCCGGGACGGTCCAGCTTGTCGCCAATGACTTGGCGCTCTGCGCCTTTCGACTTGTCGATCAGCTTGCCGATGTCGCCGCATTTGGGCATTCCTTGCCCGTATAGCCACATCAAGGCGTCCCGAATCTCCCATCCGGCATCCTCGATCGCGCAGCAGAGCCGGTGATAGGTCCGCGTACCGCCGAACGCCAGCAGCAGGGCACCTGGCTTACACACGCGGGCGATGGCCCGCCAATACTCAGGTCCAGGAACCTCGTGGTCCCAGTCCTTCTCCATGAAGCTGAGGCCGTAGGGCGGATCAGTACACACGAAGTCCACCGACGCCTCGGGCAATGTCGGCAGCACCTCGCGGAGATCGCCGCAATAAAGGCTCAGGTCGTCTTGCTCGAAGAAAGGCTGCATAGTACGGAATGCCACGAAAGATGCGACAGTGTGCGTGGAAGATAGATCGTAAAACAGGTGCGAATCGGAACTGCTACCGGCCCCTCTTGTCTTCCAAGAGCAGAAAAGTCTGGTCGGGGGCGCTGCGGGGCGAGTAGTCGCCCCAGACGTTCAGGCCGGCGGCCGTGAAGAGGCCGTGCAGCTTGTTGAAGCAGTGTCGCACGGGCGTAGAGATGCCTTTGCTGCATCCCGAGACGACCGCATCCCGCCATTGGGAAAGAGTGCCGGTGACGACCGCCGCCTGCACGCCCCGCACAATCGTCTCCACCACTATGAACGGCATCCCCGTCAATTGCAGAATTTCCAGCATGTCCCGCTCGTCTGCCCCGATGAAGGCACTGAACGAGACGTGCTTCAACAAATGGGGCGACAGCCCCACGGGTGCCCGCTCGTCGCGCATCGCGGCTAGGCAGCTTAGGAATCGCTCGGCGTCCGACAACTCCCGCCGGCAAGCGTCCGAGGAAGCAGCCGGTGAGCGGCCCAGTGCATGGTGACTCAAGCCGATGAAAGTGCAGAAGTCGATGGATGGGGCCGAAATGAGGATAGCTGACGGATTCATGCGACATGACTCCAGGAAGCGCGAGTAACAACACGACTCACGGTGGCCTGTGACACGCCGAAGCGTTCCGCAACGTCACGCTGGCTGCCGCACGCTGCCCTAATCAGACGCACCGTTGCGTCCGTCAATTTGTGGCCGTTGCTCGCCTCGCCCTTCCCATTCGGCCCGCTGCCACGTCCCTTGCGCACCATGTCCGCCATGTTGTCACCGTGATTCCCGAGGAATAGGTGTCTTGGGTTGACGCAAAGCGGGTTGTCGCAAGTATGGCAAACCAGATGCTCACCGGGGTCGATGCCGCTGGCAATGAAATGCGCGACACGCGGCGCGTAGAACAACGTGCCATTGATCCGCACCTGTCCTCGCGATTCACCTCGAAGACGAAACACTGCACCGTTCCACCGCCAGCACCCGTCAGCACCAGTGCAATCTGCTTTCTGCCAAAAGCGTTTGGCCTGCGCCGCGCTGCGTAGGGGTATCGGTTTGTAGGACTTGGGCATCATGGTTCGATAAACTCTGCTTGCTGGAATCCTCTTCACCGACAATCCGGTTGAGACCGTGGCACACCGGTTCCGGCTTCCCACGCTTAGGCCGAGGCCAAGCGGACAAGAGACGCTGCCGGGACTTGAACCCGGACCACCAAAGACCGACTTTACGTTCATGGAATGGGTACGGCGTGTGCGGGTGGCGACAGGTGGCAGTCAGGGCCTATGGTCGCACAGCGGCACAGCAAATCCCCGACAAGAGTTGCGTTTCGGTTGGGGTGCTGCTTACACCACAGCGTCAGAAACCCCGCCGGGGCCTTGCGGCAAGTCTGGCGGGGAGCAGATGGGCTAACGAGCGCGGGCCGGCTTGCTGTCCTGGACCTTCTCGACGCCGTTGTCCTTGATCGTGAGGAACTTGTTGATCTCCCGCACGATCACGTCGTCGGAGGGCAATCGGGTGAACGGCGTGGAGCACATCACCACGACCGGAACGTGCCAAGTGCCCTTGCGGTTCTCGGCCACCTTGACCTTCAGGGTGACGGGGACCGGGCCGTGTGGCTTCAGGTCGCCGACTGGATTGCCGGCCGCCGCCTTGGCGTTGATGTCCGTCTGGGTAAGGGGCAGGAAAGGAAAGAGCTTCTTGGCTTCGATGCGGCTCGACTTGTTGCCGCAGAAGAACTCCAGGAACCGGCCCGTCGAGCGCTCATAGACGAGGAAGCTGGGACCGTACTGACAGTGGGAATCGGACTCGCTGGACTTGGCGGCGATCCGCTTGAACTCCTCCGATTCCATGTCGTAAGAAATGACCAGCGCCTCCATGTCGGTCATGTCGATGGCCTTCGGCCGGCGGGCCAGCGGGAGCAAGTCTACGGAAGGCCCCAGGTCGATGATCTCTTCATCGGACTCCGGGATGCCGTAGTGGCCCTGCGGAACGAGGCCCTTCATGTTGGCTTTCGACTTCGTGTAGAGTTGCATCCGGCCGATGTAGTCGCCGCCCTTCGCCAATTCCGCGAACTGGTCGTCGGTGCCGATCTGGGTCGAAGGAAGCTGGTCGAGATTGATGGGAACCAAAGCGGTGTCGGACATTGTTGTTTTCTCTGTTCGGTTTCAGGTTTCAGGATTCAGGGTTCAGGCTTTGAGAAGGTAGGTCACTCGTTGTCGTCACATGGTTCTATCCTCCGTTCCAATAGACTCGCGCGGGCTCGCGCCAGGACTTTCTCTCGTTGTTGGCGGATGCTTTCCTCGTCCAGATTCAACGCCCATTGAAGCGCCAAGTACCAGCCTTCCACCGGCGTTCTACAGTCGGCCTTCGTGAGCGCTAAACCGCCAAGCTGATGCTCGCGGTACTCGGCCAATACGTCCTTCAAGGACCGCAAGTGAGGCACCGGCTCGAAGTCCTTGCCGAGATCATGCAGCTTTCCTTGACGGGCGGCCTCCTGAATCTGCTTGACCAGGCGCGCCGCCACGGGGACGAACTCGCGTGCGGGGGCCGTCTTCGCCAGTTCCACTAACTGCGTCTGATGGATGCGTGGCAGCTTGGCGAGCGCGTAGGCCGACTTTAGCGGTATCTCGCCGCGTTCCACGGCCTTTTGTATGTCCGGCCGCAGAATAAGCAGCCGGAGTTGATCGCTGATCCAATCAATGTTCTTGTGGATCAAGTTGCTCACGTCAGCCAAAGTGGCGTCCGTTCCCTGACGAGCCGTGAGGGCGTCCATGATCCTCTTGATCTGCCGGGCGTATTCCACCGCTGTCGTTTCGGGCCGCAAGGCGTTGGCCTGAATCTGAATCGCCAGCACGTCGTCGTCCGTGAGGTTGTGCTTCACGATGCAAGGCAGCGCCGGCAGCCGCAATTCGCAAGCGCCCGTGTACCGATAGAGGCCGTCCACGACTTCGTAGTAGCCCGGCCGCCGCACGGACGGCCGCACGCAGATGGAATTCAGCGGGCCAACTGCCGCCAACGAATCCCGCAGTTCCAGGTACTCGATGGATTCCCGGTTCACGACCCGCAGGACGGCCCACGGCTCGATGATCTGGTCGAGAGGAATTGGACGAAACTCGTCAGGCTGCTCAGGCATCAGTGCATCCGCGTCATACGTTGACACCTACACATGACTCCCAAAACTCGCCAAGTTTCCAGAAATGGTCGGAAAAAACTGGAGATTTGGGAGTCATGTGTAGGTGTCTACGCGGCCCGCTATTCGAGGCCGAGCACCGTGCGTTTATACGCACGACACGGGATCAATCGCGACGCGGCCTTAGAGAGTTGCCATGCCCTTAGCAAGCGAAGCCCTCTACAGCTTCCTCCACGCCCGGAAGACGCCAGCCAACGCCGATCTGGTGGATCGGTGGTCCACGGCGATGGAGACCCAGGTGAACGTCGTTGCCGGCGATGGCGAGCCGGTGGCCGGCAAGAAGTCCACCTGGACTAACGGCAGCGACACCTGGCACTCCATCCGCATCCCGAAAAACGCGGCCACGGACCCGACGTGGGAAGACTACAAGGTCGGCTACCCCTTCGATCTGTACGCCGAAGGCATCGGCATGACGGGATGGGAATGGAAGGCCCGAGTCTCCCGGCATTTCGGCTACGATTTCGACGCCCTGACCGGCCACGCCCAAGGCGTTGGCATCGACGATGACCAGTTGGAGAAGGTCAAACAGGCGGCGTGCGCCTTACCCTACGTCGAAGTCCGCCGCAGCACCGGCGGAGACGGCATCCATCTCTACGTCTATCTCGACGACGCCGGCGTGCCAACGGCGAACCACACCGAGCACGCCGCCTTGGCCCGTTGCATCCTGGGAATGATGTCTGCCGAAGTGGGCTTTGACTTCGCCAGTGCAATCGACGCCTGTGGGCACGTCATGTGGATATGGCACCGGAAGTTGTCGGCCGAGAACCACGGCCTGGAAGTCATCAAGCCGGCCACGAAGCATCTTTCGCTCGCCGACCTGCCGAAGAATTGGCGCGATCACATTGAAGTGGTCAAGGGCCGCCGATCCAAGATTCGGGTCAACGAGATTGCCGAGGACGATCAAGACCCCTTCGAGACCCTGGCATCCAGCCGGAAGATCATCCCTTTGGACGACTCGCACAAGGCGCAGATTGAGGCCCTGATGCGATCCGGCGCGACCACGCTCTGGGTCGCCGACCACCATCTGCTACAGACGCATACGACGGCCCTCCGCAAGCTGTTGGACGAAGAAGGCAAGGTTCTAAAGCTGGTCGGCGTTTTCAAGACGATCTCCCAAGGCCGCGACCCCAATACGCCGAACTGCTTTCTCTTCCCGCTGCCCAACGGTGCGTGGCGGGTCTACCGCTTCTCGCCCGGCATCGCCGAAGCCGACACCTGGACCCAGGACGGGCAAGGTTGGACCACCTGCTACTTCAATCGCTACCCGGACCTGGAGACGGCTTGCACGCTTTTCGGCGGCGTAGAGCGCGAGGAGGGCGGTTACGTCTTTTCTTCGGCCGATGCCGCTATCCAGGCCGCCAAGACCTTGGGCGAAGACCTCGCACTGCCGAACGACATCGACGACCGCAAAGTGACGCTCAAGGCCCACAAAGATGGCCGACTGGTCGTGGAGATCGAACGGAAGAAGAACGAAGACCCGATAGAAGGCTGGGACGACAAGAGGGGCAAGTACGTCAGGATTTTCAAGGTTCAGACCGACCCCAAGGATGACGACGAACTCGATTTCAATGAGTTTGACCACATCATCCGAGCCGTAGAGACGGCCGCCGTCGAGCACGCCGGCTGGGTGATGAAGAAGGAAAAGGAATGGGTGCGGCATCCGGCCTCAAACGTCAAGATGCTGCTGCAAAGCCTGAATCATCCCAAGGCGGAGGCGGAAGCCATCATGGGCGCAGCCGCCGCACGCGGTTGGCGACTGGTCAATCTGCCCTTCCGCGAGGAGTACCCCGGCGGCCGGCAATGGAATCTCGACGCCGCGCAATTCAAGTTCCGGCCCGCCGAATTGGCCGATGATGAAGTCCCGCACCATCCGCACTGGGACATGATCTTCGACCACATCGGCCACGAGCTAACACCTGCCCTGCGCGAGTTGCCTTGGGCGATCGACGCAAACGTCAGGACTGGAGCCAGTTATCTGCGTGCCTGGGTGGCCTGCGCCTTCCGCGATCCCTTTCAGCCCACTCCCTACCTCTTCTTCTTTGGCCCGGAAGACTGCGGCAAGAGCATCTTCTATGAGTCCCTACAACGGCTGGTGACGAAAGGCGTAGTCCAAGCCAAACGGGCGCTCACGAGTGAATTCAACAATGAGTTGGCGGGCGCGATCATCTGCGCGGTAGAAGAGGTGGACATCACCAAGTCGCCGGGTGCCCACGCCAAACTCAAAGAATACAGCACGGGACGAACCATCTTGATCCGCAAGATGCGGTGCGACAGCTTTGAGCAACCCAACGCAACCCATTGGGTCCAGACGGCCAACAGCCGGGGGAACTGCCCCGTCTTTCCCGGCGATACCCGCATCACGGCAATCCAGGTCAACGATCTGCTGGAGGAGCAGAAAATCGCCAAAGCGAAGATGGAAGTATTCCTCGATCAGGAGGCCCCACACTTCCTCTACACGATCATGCACATGGACCTGCCACCCATCATCGACCGGCTGCGGCTGCCGGTCGTGACAACCGCCAGCAAGTTGTCCGCGCAGGAAGACAATCAGACGGCCTTGGAGGAATTCATCCTGCAATGCTGCACGCAGACGCCCGACAAGCATACCCTGTTCGCGGAGTTTTACGACCGCTTTCAGCAATGGCTCCCCGCCAACGAAAAGCACCTCTGGTCAAAGAAATCCGTCTCCAAGGAACTTCCCATCCGGCACACCAGAATCTTCGGAACGGACCACAAGGCATTTGTTTCCCATCTGACCCTCAAACCGGCGGAAAAGGCTAAGCCATGACCCTTCGCGTTTATCGTTCCGCCGCTTTCCTTTCGCGCTCGGTGCTGCGGGCCGAGTTGGTCGCCGAAGTCGAAGTGGACCAGCGGCCGGAAGACGAGGCGGCCTTCGCCGACGAATACGGCGGCGACATCATCGAAGTTTCACCTGAGAACCCCGGAGAAGAAGAACAATGAGCAAGTACGGCATGACGGACAGCGGCAAGCGGCAATTCTTCGGCAAGGGCATGGCGATTCGGGACACGGCGGACGACAAGCCCCGACCCGACCTGATCTCTCCGTTCGCCGAGGAGCGGCAGGGGCATTGGCTCCGCATGGGCGCAGCCAAGTATGCCGAGCGGAACTGGGAACGGGGGATGCCTTTCAGCCGTTGTGTGGCCTCGCTCAAGCGGCACGTAATGAAGTACCAGCAGGGCAAACGCGACGAGGACCACTTGGCCGCGATCATGTTCAACGCGATGGCCCTGATCCATTACGAGGAGATGATCGAGCGCGGGCTGCTGCCGGCCGAGTTGAACGACATGCCGAGCTACCAGCCGCTTGCCGCCCGCCTGACGATCCGCAAGATGCGCAGGGGCACCCGAGAGATCAAGAACCCCAACTGCAAGAAGCAGAGGAAGAGCCGTGGCTGATTCCATCGTCTACCCCGGCCTGGTCCATCTGAACGGCTGCCTGATGGCAGCCGTGGACCTGGAGACCACGGGCACGCAACCCGGCTACCACGAAATCATCCAGATCGCCGTGGTGCCTCTGAATTCGGACTTCAAGCCGCTCGCCAACGTGCGCCCCTTCTACACCCGCATCAAGCCGAGGCACCCGGAGCGGGAGTCGGTGGCGGCGAAGCATAAGCACAAGATTCCCATGACGGAACTCTTGCTCCACGCCCCGGAGGCCGAGCAAGTGGCCGACTGGCTCCACGACTGGGTGCTGGCGTTGAAGCTGCCTTTCAAAAAGTGCCTCGTGCCGTTGGCCCACAACTGGGCCTTCGAGTCGAGCTTCCTCAAGGCATGGCTGGGCGTAGCAGAGGTAGACGCGATCTTCCACAGCCACGCCCGCGACGGAATGCTCTACGCGGTCTCGTTGAACGACAAGGCCGCCTTCGCGGGCGAGCCGGTGCCCTTCCCGTTCGTCGGCCTGGGGGCCATGTGCAAGAAGCTGGGCGTCACCAACACTAACCCCCACGACGCCTTGGCCGACTGCATCGCCGAGGCGGGAGTCTACCACGCCATGCTGCGGATGTTCTGAGGGCGGAGGGCACGATGGGACAAGTCTGGACGCGAGCCAAGTGGAACGACATCATCCAGCGGGTCAACGACCTCATTGGACCGTGCGACTATGCGGACTATCTCGATCCGCTGCCCGAAGTGGAGGCGGGGCATATTTGGTCCGCTACGGACATCAGTGTTGTCCGCAACAGGCTGATGTATATGTGCAGAAATGCGCCGGAGTCGGACGAGTGGTGCGAGCGGGTGAAATGGAAGCAGGACATCATCGACGAACTCAACGAGGTAATCGACAACTGCGACTGCGGATGCACCCAGGCCGTCGTCAATGACGCGCGCTCCATCCACGGCCGATCATCCTACGTTCCGTATCTGATCTACCCGCAGCAATTCACGAAGACTGAATGGTTCGACGGCGACCATTGGCATTTCTACTGGACTTACAGGCAGAACTACGACTTCACCATCGCCATAGGATACGGCTATGGGTGGTCGGGCCTGAACAACGTAGGCCACCTGGCCAAATGGCATATCGAGTATTGGCTGTATCCGTACCAAGGAGCCCCGACGTTTCACTCGGACGTGTTCGAGCTGGGTGTCGTCTCCGCCAACTGCGATGGCGTAATAACTTCCGCGCCCTCGGGTACGTTCGTCTGGACGAGTCCGGTGGATGTTCCGATGTATTCCCAGCCCGGTGGCTACCCTTTCACCGTCTGGGACACCGCAAATGCAAGCTGCTGCTGAAAGGGAATCGCCTTCAATGACTTTTCCTGAGTGCTCCTCAGCCTTTGACTCACGGACGCCAACGGGCCGTGTCGTGCATCGCGTCTGTCTCGACGAAGACAAACCGACCTGCCGAATGATAGTGACGGCCCGAGCATGTAGCCGATGCCAGACACCACATCCACACGTCGAAGTGAATGACGACGCCGCGCCCCCGCCTGAGACGCCACCCGAGACTCCGGGCATCGTGCGACGAACGCTGTCGTATGCCGAGGCATTGATTGCGTGGACAGCGGCCGGTCGGCCCGAGCGATCCGACAAGGAGGTCGAGCGGATATTCTACCAGCACTGCAAGCCGTGCAAGTGGTTCGACCCTGAGCGGCAAATCTGCCGGGGCTGCGGCTGCCGAGTGGCCGAGAACGGCTATGCCGCGCTCAACAAGATCAAGATGGCCACAGAAGACTGCCCACGAGACTTCTGGTAAAACCCATGCCATGCGATTGCCCCAACGACCAACCCCGCCGCCCGACACCCTCGGGAAGCTGCAACTACCTTGTCTATTCCGGTGGCTCGCCCGCGAGCTTTTATCGCCTCCTGGAGCAGGCGATTCCCGACGTGGAAATGACTCAAGGACGGCCCACGATTCACCCGGACGGCTCCCTGCAATTCCCCGGACCTCCGCCGACTCTCTCCGGCTTCCGGCAAGAAGGCTCGCGCCTCTATCCAGCGTGGCCGCTCTGCACACTGCGGATGCTCCAAGTCCAAGTGCTTGACGGCGCGCTGAACATCGCGGGCATCTGCGGCAACCCGGAGGCCGAGCACTTCGGCTGCGAAGTCACACTGGACCAGTGCCAGAACTGCCCGGCACGCCAGTCTTGACGCTTATTGATAGAACTGGTGCGTAGCCATGCCCTGGCGATCCGCCTGGCTGGTGAGCAGCTTGTAGACCTTGCAGTCAGAGAAGTCCACCAGCTTGCAGCGGGCGATATGGACGCCAAACTGCCGCAACTCGCGGCGGACCTCTCTGGTCAAGGTCTTCGTCAGGCTCTCGTCCCTGATTCCCGCCATGATCTCGTCGTAGGTGTGCGTGGCAATCACGCGGACCACGGCGGATTGCGTCAGGTCGTTGATGGTGGTGTCCACGTCCCAGTTCATCTTGCCGATGGCCCGCACGGGATCGGGAATCTTGTAGACCACCAGAGTCTTGACCACCACCTTCTTGCCGTCCTTGGTGGCCATCACTTGGTCCGGGACGGCAAGCGTCTGGCGCGCGGTCACGACCACTTCCACGTCCGTTACCAGCGGCCAATAGATATGCAGCCCTGGCACGAGCAGCTTGACGTGCTTCCCCTTGACCCATTTGACGCCGCCATGAGTCGCACGCACGATGAGGATGCGAGGAAAGAACTGAAAAATGGCCTGGAATAACTGATTCAGCCAAGCAAACGCGCTTTCCATAAGATGCTCCTCTCAGAAAGACAAATGCCCAGGTGGTTGTCCACCTGGGCATTTTGTCCAAACGCACTTGCCGCACTTACCTTGAACGTCTACTTGCCGCTACCGCAGGAACGCCGTCCCTGCGCCGAACATCCCGATTTCGTCGTCATACTCAAAGTGGAACTCGTGCTCCCCATCATCGGCATCCCAGATGGAAACGTCCGTGCGGATGGCTAGGTAGTCGTCGCCGTTCTTCAGCACGTCGGACAACGGCTGTCCATCCTCATGCGTGTCGTCCGCCACCAGTGCCCCACGGTCGATGGTTAAGCTGCCGTTCTCATTGATGCCGTGGAGGATCGACGATAGATAAGCGACCTTGGTTTCACTGCCTGACGTATCGAGAATCTTGGTCTGGTGAATATCGACGGTAGTCGCGCTGGCCGCCGAGGAGGCTGGCGTGATGGCCGGCAGGCTCCGCCGGGGATACGTCCGCAGATTGAGTCGCGGCTTCGAGCCGGGCGAGAGGTTGATGTAGGTGGCCGTGTCCACGACCGGCTGGGCCGTGAAGCCCACGTCGGTCGGCGTGCTGTCGCCCCAATCGCTGTGCGCCCGGAAGACGACGTTCGGGCCGCCGACGAAGACCACGCTACCATCCGGGATGGTCGTGGTGTCGCCCACCGGCAAGTTGCCCGTGGCTCCCGTGCCGATCCCGTCGCCACCGGCGCAGCCGGCTTCGACCTCGTTGGCAGGCGGCCAGGTGTCCGTCTGCGGCAGTGCCGCCGGCCAGAAGAAGTGGTACTGCGCCATCGTGCCCGCCGCCACCGGCACCAGGCACTCAAAGTCCACGCAATTCTCCGCCGAGTTGTAGTTGGCCTTTTCGACGATAGCCAGAACCGGCCCGTTCGCCACGTAAGACCGGTCGAAGTCCAGCGCCACGGCGTCGAAGGTTTCCAGGTTCAGCTTATTCAAGAAGGTCTTGAACTTGATCCGCTTCCAGGTGTTCGACTTGCGGATCAGCCAGAATGTCGCACACTTATAGGCGATGTCCGGCTGGTTGTAGATGTACCAGTCGTATTCCTGCTCCTGGGTGCCGTACTTGGCAACGTTGTGCCGCAAGAGGATCGTCCTCTCGGCCTTGTCCTTCGGCTGGTCCGAAACGTCCGCCCAACTCAGCCGCCAGTTGACCTTCATCTTGGTCACGATGTCTTCCGTGCTGGTCAGTTCGACCTCGATCCCCTTCTCGGCGTCGATGTCGCTCACGGTGATCGTGCCGGCCGGCATCGGCTCCTCGGGCAGGTATTTCAAGTAGAAGACCCCGTTGCTGAGCCAAATGGCACAACGGGCCTGGAAGGCGATCTCCTGCAATACGTCGATGGTGTTCTTCCGGTCCAGGATCGGGAAGTTGGCCGGAAACGGCTGGAGCTTCTGCTGGACGTGATTGAACGACGTGGCATCCCAGGTCAGATCGGTGTAGTTGGCGATCAGGTACTTGAGGATGTTCACGGTGTCCGGGCCAACGCTTGACTGGAAAGTCACGTAGAGATCGTCGCTCCAGCCCTGGTCCGTGATGGAAGAGAGCGGCTTGTTGACGACGATCTGCACGGCCGTCACGGACCCATAGGTCTGCGTCGTGACCGTGTACAGGTCGGTCGGCACGTCCACCAGCCGCCGCTCGCCGGTGAGTTGCTTGTAGGCTTTCACCGCCAAGACCGTGCCGGGCACGATGGAGACGATGTAGGTAATCGGCTCGTCGCTGGCGATCTTCACCGACGCGCCGGGATCGACCCAAAAGTGCTGGGCCACCGGCTCGGTGTCCATCTGGTGCGTAGTGGCCTGGCTTGTCGTGCTCACCCACCCGTAGTGAATGATCGTCTTCTGCCAAGACGGCCGCGCGCCGCAGCCCGGAGGGATTTCATCCTCGTACCGATAGTAGCGGGTCTGCGTCGGCTCCAGACAGACGGCCGGCTCCTCGGTCTTCTCGGCGTAGGCGTCAGCGGCCGTGGCAGCGTCCGCCGGATGCTGGCGGCTCTGGACGTGAAACAACTCGCCCTCGAAGTGCCCGGTGAACAGACCGCCGTTGATATTGACGGTCAAAGTCCGCCCCTGGGGAAAATCCTCGCCGCCGAGGATGTGGATGGGATTCTCGCCCAAACCCTGGGCGTTGGCCTCGTCGATCTGCTGCTGCCGGCGGGCCTGGGCACACGCCCGCTGCTTGCTGCGGCGGGCCACGGCATCGTTGATCTGCTCGTTCAGCGAGTCAACGCGCTGCTGAAGCTCCGCCGCCTTCTGGGCGTCCACTGGCGGATGGAAGGCCGGTGCCCAACAATCCTTTACTTCCGAGTAGTGATTTCGCTCAATCACCATCTGCATGAGGCTCATGGTGAATTGCGAGTCGTCGGCACCATCCGACAAAGAGGCCCACAGGTCCATGCCACTGAGGATGCCGACGCCGGTAAGCGTCGTGCCCGTGACCGCTTTGTTGACCTGAAGCGTCGGGCAATTGACCACCTTGCCGAAGATCATCGGCCACGCCTTGCCCACCATGTCGGCCGGCAGGTAGGGGAACTGGCCCTCCTCGGCGGAAAAGCCGATCTCCTTGTCTTCCAGTTGCGAGAGGATGGTGAACTTTACCGTGCGGTCCCGCTCGCTCCAACTGATCGGCGAACTAACCCTGCCGCTGAAGAGCAGGAACTTGTCGGCGAGATCGAGACCCATGAAATACTGATAGACCCGGCAGGTCCGCTTATGAACGTCGTGAGCGTCCATGATGGCCTTGATTGAGCCGTCCGTGTCGTCGAGCGTGACGGCAAGCGACTGCGACCCGCTGCTGTTGCTCACGTTGACGACGTTATCCAGATCGCCGACCTCGACGATGCGGCCCGGAATTGTCCCCACCGTTCGGTCGGCATAGCGCGCGGTGGTCCCGTTCACCCAGTCCACCTCGATGATGGTGATGGGTTCATTGCCGTAACGGTTCGCCAGTTTCGCCAATCCGGCCGGGGATATGTTTCTCACTGCTCGACTCCCTCGAATTCCAACTCGATCATCTGGGCCTCACCACGCGGCATCGGCCCGATTGCTGGCCCAGCCTTCTGCGGCGTGTCGAACTCGAATGGATTGTTCGTGAAATTGCCGACCCAGACCCGCCCGTTGTGGTCAGCGATCCGTACCGGCGAGGCGAAGTAGGCGAAGAGGAAGGCCCGCAGTTCCAGGGCCTTGTTGCGCATCAGCCGGAAGGTCCACTTCAGCTTCCGGCGGTCGCCCTTGCGCTTGACGTAGGTGTAGCGCGTCCCATCCATTGCCAGCTTGCGGGTCACGGTCGCCGTCAAGCCCTCCTGATCGCTGAATTCTGGGTTAGGCAGGAGTGTGGTCGTCTGCAAGAGCGGGTACGGGGCTGCAAGCGTGAACATGGGGTCTCTCCTCGCCGGGCACCAAACCGGCGCTAAGCCGGCACCAACTCACCCTCGAACTCGAAGCTCGCCGAGAAACGGTCCTTGCCGTCCTGGACCACCGGGTCGGTCGGCGTGGTAATCACGCCGGTCCAGTAGCGATGCTCCCAGTCGTACACGCCGACCTCTTCGCCGAGGTGGGCGTCCAGGAACGCAAGCAACTGCTGGGCTTGGTCGCTCGTGAGGCCGGAGAAATTGAGCACGAGGGTCTGAATCTTCGGCCACATCGGATCGGCAAAGACGATCAGTGTGCCGCCGCGAGTCTCGCGCAGGACGCGGTTGAAGCCGAGCCTATCCTTGTTGCCGAAGTTGGGCGCTCGGAATGTCACCGAATCGGTGACGGTGCCGGTCGCCGGATAGACCAACTGGAACGTGACCGTGACGCCGGGGCGCGGACCCTCAAGTACAAGCGGCGGGGGCGTCGGCGCGCCCGGTGCCCCAGCCCCGACAAACGGATGATACCGCTGAAGGATGCCGGCCGAGACCAGATAGTACGTCGCCGACTGGCGGAGGTTGAGCGCCGAGTCCGCATCGCGCGGGCCGGTCCAAACCGTCGCCGCCTCGGCCGCCAACTCCAAGGTGGACCTGGCCGGCTTGCACTTATCGACCGTGGCCGTCTGCGTGAACGCCAGCCAGTGTCCCACGTCGCCGGTCTGGTTCGGTCGGACTTCGCCCAGCAGTTCCAGGACGCTCTCGGCCGAGACGTTGATGGCCGTGGGCTTGACCTTGACGACCGAGGCCGTCTGCCCGAGCGGGATCGGCTGGTGGACCACCATCGGCAGCGGCCGGGCCATGCTGGCGGCGTCTTGCAGACCCTCGATCCGCGTGACCATTTCGTCAACTTGCGGATCGTATTCCTCCGTGATGGTCTGAACGGGGGTCTCGACCGACAAGTACCACGGCCGCGCGGTCACTTCCGACTGGGCCAGCGTGAGGGGGCTTTCAGCGGCCAGTTTCCGAACGACGACGACGGACGCCTCGTGCCACAAGTCCCAAAGATCGTCCCAAGCCCATCCTGTCCGCACGACCAAGCCAGCCGCCGCCGTGTCCAGGCTGACCGCCGACTCGGCGCTGACCAAGGTGGGGACAACATGAATGCACGTCGCCGCACTGGTCAGGTCCAAGGTGCTTGTGGCTGCGGCAGCGACGATGTTATTTCGCCCGGCGGCCCCGGTCAAGCTGAGCGCGGATTCGGCCGCCACCTCGATAACGGCCGGCAAGACGCGGGCCGCTTCGACGGTCAAACTGAGTGCCGACTCGGCGCTGGCGCTAAGCAAGTTGTTACGGCCCGCCGCATCAGCCAAGGCCAACGCGCTTTCCGCTGCTGCCGCCCGTGCCACCGCGAACTCCGCCGCCGTGTCCGGGCTGATCGCGGACTCAGCGCCGACGCTGAGCAGATTGTTGCGGCCGGCTGCGTCGGCCAAGGCCAGTGCGCTCTCGGCCGCCGCCGCCCGCGCGACCGTGAAGTCGGCCATCACGTCCAGGACCAGCGTAGACTCTGCCGCCGCCTCGATAAGCTGACCGCCGATATTGGCCGCCGCATCCGTCAGGACAAGCGTGCTTTCGCCCGCCACCGCCCATGCGGCCGTGAATCCAGCCGCTACATCCAGGCTGATCGGAGACTCGGCCGCACCGCTGAGCAGATTGTTGCGCCCGGCCACATCTGCCAGGGCCAGCGTGCTCTCGGCCGCCGCCGCCCGCGCCACCGTAAAGGCTGCCGCCGTGTCCAGGCTGACCGCCGATTCGGCGGCCCCGCTCAGGAGATTGTTGCGTCCAGCGGCGTCCGACAGGACCAGTGCGCTGGAGGCGGCACACGTCCGCACGACGCTCGTAGCCGCCTCGGCCGACACCGCCAAGTGGCTCTCGGCATCGGCATAGACGATGTTGGCCCCGCCGCCGCCCTCTTCTTCGCCCAGGGCGGGCCGCATGTTACCCAAGAGAGAATTGAGGGTGCCAAGCTGCCCGGTGCGGTCGCCAGTCTCCGGCCGCGCCTCCTCGGCACCGGCAAAAGCCAGTTCGGTATCGCCCAGTTGGGAGTCTTGACCGCCCAAGGCCCAAAGAGGCGAGGCGTGGGGCGCGAACGTGGGGGCAGAGTCCGCCGTCTGCGCGATCGCCAGCACGCTTTCAGCGGACAGATGAATGACGCCCGCGCCGACCAGCCCGCCGAGACCGGGGACCAGATCGCCCAATCGCCCGCCAAGCCGGCCGCTCTGGGAAGTAATCGTCGGCAGCGCGGCGTCCGCACCGGAGAAGGCCAGTTCGGTGTCGCCCAGTTGAGAGTCTTGACCACCCAAGGCCCAAAGCGGAGACGCATGAGGCGCGAACACGCCCTCGCCGGCCGCCGTATGCGCAGCCGCAAGCACGCTCTCGGCTGCAAGGTGAATGACGCTCGCGCCAATCACCCCGCCGAGGGCGAGAACCGTGTCTCCCAACTGCCCGCCGAGCCGGCCGCTCCCCGTCGTGACCGAGGGCGGCAATGGCTCGGCAGCGGCAAACGCCAGTTGCACGTTCGCCAGTCGGGAATCGGCGGTGCCTAGCTTGCCGGTCTGAGCCATCGCTTAGCTCTCTTCCCAATGGACCAGAGACAGAGAGACAGGCTGATTGTTGTCCTGCGGGTCGATGAAGATGCCGACCTGGTTAGGCATGGCATAGCTGCCCATGCTGTCGTCCTTCACCTTGATGAAATTCACGCCGTCCGCCGAGAGATAGAAGCGCTTTCTGTCGCCGTAAATCTCGAAGCGCGTCCAAATGAGCCGTTGGGCAGGGAAGTAGTCGTCCCAACTCCAGCTCGAACTCGTGCTCGTTGGAGAGGTGAGCCACTGACCATACGACTGCCACTGCGTACCGCCTAAGAACATGCCGCACGCGCCGATGTAACCGTCATAGCTGATGCCGGGGCTGTGTTGGCGGATGCAGAAGCCCATACGCGGCGTGTCTCCGCCAATCCCGTTGAAGAGATACGCCATCGTCAGTGTTGCCGGCCATTGCGGAGCGGGTCGGACGTAAAGGCGAAGCTGGGGATCGGCGGCATCGAGATCAGGGTCTTCCAGGACAATCCGGCCGTCAATGTACGTCGCCGTGGCATTGCCCTGGTTCACCCAGGACCAACCGATCTCCGGCGGCGCTTTGAGCCGCCGGTACGGCCCGTACTTGTGCCACGCCGCCCCATCGTCGTATTCCAGGAACAACCCGTCCGTAGGAAGGAAAAGGCGTCCCTTGACGCCGGCAGCCGGCTTGTTGTCGTAGATGTCCGAGATGAAGCGATTGGCGACCCTCGCCTCCAGACCGCCCTTCGTCAGCAGATGAATGACGTTCGCACCGCTGGCGTGCGTGGCCGCCGTGGTCCCCTCGGCCCCGCGCGTCACGGTAAAGGTATTGCCCGCGCGGGCCGTGACGATGAGGATTTCGCTGTCGATCTTGATGCGGAAGTTCCCCGTCGCCGGGAACGCCGTGGCGTCAACGACCGTGCAACTCGTGGCGGTCACGCTGCTGATCGCGGCCGAGAGCGTGGTAACGGCTTGATTGGCGAAGGTTTCCATTAGCTTTGCTTCCAATGAAAGAAAGTTGCCCCCTGGTTGCTCTCAGGGGTGGTCTGAGGCGCGTGCAGATATATTCCGATTTGCGTCGGCGTCAGGTAGTCGGTTCGGGAGAGGCTGACCATCTGCACCCACGAGTAACCGTCCGTGGAAATCGAAATCTTGCGGTTCGTGTTGTCGTCCTCGTACTTGACCCACAACAGACCCGATTCCGTCTGGTCGAGTTGCCCCGACCCAGGCCAACCCGTGATGGCGCTGGCACTGCCGGTGGGACTGGGACGATTGATGCCCCCGATCTTGCCACTCGTGTCGTAGACCCCATAGTGCTGCAACTTGCCCGACACGTCATCGCGGATGATGAGTCCGGCACCGGGATAGCTGCTCGTGTTCGGGGTGATGAGACACATGAACGCCATTTCCACCGTGAACGGCGGGCTGGGATAGGCTTTCACCCGCAGCCGGTAGTTGGTGCCGCTCACGGACGGCGACTCAAACCAGATCGCCCCTCTGTTGTCCGTGATGGTCGCCGAACCCTGATTCACCCAGGTCGGAAAATCCGAGGCTTGGGGCGGGGTCATCGGCCAGATCGGGCCGAACTTCTCCCACGCCGAGCCGTTGTCGCGCTCGAAGAAGATGCCATCGCTCGGCAAGAAGATGCGCCCTGGCACGCCGGCAGCGGGTTTGCTGGCGTAGGCGTCCCGGACCACAAGATCATTCTGGTCGTGGGCGTCGAGCGCGCCGACCGTCAGGACGTGACGAACGGTAGCACCGTTGTCGTGGGCAGTGGGACTCGTCCCCTCCGCGCCCCGCGCAACCGTCAGGTCCGAGCCACTCACGGCCGTGACCTTCATAATCTCGCTGTCCACGAGGATACGGAAATCGCCGCCCGTGAAGCCCATCGCGCTGGCGACGGTAATCGTGGTGGTGGAATCGTCGATCGCGCCGTTGAGAGTCGTGCTGGCGAGGTTCTTGAATTGCTCAGCCATTAGGATTCGCTCCAATGCAAGAAAGAAATGACGCGCGGCACGTAGGTGTTTTTCCAACTGTTGGCGAACACGCCCACCTGGTCAGCCGTGAGAAACGCCGTGCGGGACTCGGCAGACACCGCGAGATTCCACTTGACACCATCCCCGGAGACGTAAACCCTCCGGTAAGTGCCATCGTCACTGACGCGGAGCCACTGTGGCCAGTGCCGGGCCACCGTTGTGTCCACGATGGAGCCGGTGGCAATCGTCGTGGGGTTCGTCATCTGCGCGTACTGAAAGCGAAACGGATAGCTGTTATAGCCGAAGCCGTAGACCAGCAACTTGCCCGAGCCGCTCTCGCGCAAGCAAATGCCGTAGTGCGGAAGCGTATAGCCAGTCGTGTAGATGGGGCCGTGAGCCAGCAAGGCGACGGTAATCGTGTAAGGGGTCGCCGGCGCGGACTTGACCTGGCACCGCAGATTCTCGCCCGATGCCACGCTCGGCGTCTCCAGGACCATCATCCCTTTGCGATCCGTCACCGTGGCACTGCCCTGGTTGACCCAAGTGAAGTCTCCGGCGTTCGGCGGGGTAAAGCGCCAGAAGGGCATCCGCTCCCATTCGAGGCCGTTGTCGCGGGCGATATAGCCCTCGGTCGGCAAATAGAGCCGGCCTGCCTGCCCGGCCACATCGCGGTTGGCGATCGCGCCGGCGGCAAACTGCTCAATGTCCCGCTGAGCCAAGGCACCGGCCGTGAGAATATGGAAGACCGCCGCATCCGCATCGTGGCTGGCGGCGCTGGTCCCCTCTTGTGCCCGCGTAATCGTGAAGGTCTTGCCCTGTACGTCCGTGACCAGCATGATCTCGTTGTCGATGATGATGCGAAAGTTGCCGCCGGTGGGGAATCCGACAGCCGACTTCACGGTCAAGGCGAGATCGTCGTTGTCGATGGCGGCATCCAGCGAGGAGAGGCCGCCGTTTGCAAATCGTTCGTAGGCCATCGTGATTCCTCAAAAGGGAGAAAGAAGGGCCGAGCGGGGTCAAAAGCGACCCCGCCCGACCCGTGGCGAGGGAGTCTCCTCTTACGCACTGACGGTGTACGTCACCTTCAACTGGTCCTCGGCGTTGACCGGCACGTCGCCCGTGCCGAACAGGGCGGTGGCCCACAGCACGGCCCCAGCCGCTTGGTAGTCGCCCTTGTTCTGGGCGTTGGCAGCCCCGCCCACCAGGAACAGGCCCTTGACGGTGCCGCTACTGGTGATGTCGAAGACCACCGGGCTGCCGTTGGTAATGGCCTGCCCGGAGGCCGCGCCTTCGGTCCATTCGGGGCGGGTGCTGGCGCTGCCGGCGTTGGCCGGGTCCGTGTAGTCGGTGAACTCGTCCCAGCCGTTGCCCGCCTGGTTGATGTTGGCGTAGGTGTCCCCAGCGGCCAGCGCGCTATAGCCGCTGTTGTCGATCAGCCCCAGCCACCAGGTCGTGATGGCCGAGACGCCGTGGAACATCACGTCCAAGAGCTTGTTCTTGCCCTCGTTGGTGATGCCGTTGTTGAACTCGTACTGGCCGATCTTCACTCCCTTGCGGAAGTGCTCGACCACGAACCGCCCGCGCGGTTGAAGTTGGTCTTCGGCCCTGCGGGCGCGGACCATGCTGCAACCCGCGTTCTGCCCAACACTCATTCGACTGACGCTCATGGGTTTTCCTCTCGTCTTACAAAAGGGGTTACAGGGTCGCCGTGCCGCGCCGCAACTCGCGTCGAATCTCGGCAGCGATTTCCCTAGCCGTCTGGCGGCCAGTTCCGCCGCCGGTTACGTTCACGTTGATGTCACCGATGTTGGTGACGCTGCCGCCTTCGCTGCGGTACACCGGCTGGACGCCGGCATTGATGGCGGTCAGTTGCGCGGCGAACCGCCGCGACGAGGCGGCGTTAATCACCACCTCGCCCGGCGAGAGCATCGCCGGAATCACGTCCGTGCCCTGGGCCGGGCCGCCGAAGGCCAGGAAGTTCCAAATCGTCCGGCCCTTGGCGGCGGTGACGGGCGGCGGAGACTGGACGCTCCACGAGGCCACCGCCAAGTCCCACATGGCCGTGGCCGCCTCTTGGATGTCGCCGGCCAGGCCCGCCATGCTCGGAATCGCGCTCAGGGCGTTTTGGGCCGCCTGCGCGCCCTGCCCCATTTCAGTCGCGGCCTGGGGCCTCAGCTTGTCGATCATTTCCTTGAGGCGTTCTGCCTCCTGTCGGGCCTTGAGCAACTCGCCTTCCACGTCGCGGGGCTGACCTTGCGGCGTCTGCAACTTCTTGAGCGCTTCGGTCTGTTCGGCCAAGACCTTCAAGTTGGCCATCTGGTTGGTGAGGAAACTGCGGTCCCAGTCCGTGATGGTGGGGCTGGCCATCAACGCCGTGGCGTTCTTCTGCAATTCCTCATACTCCTTCAACCCGAAATCCTGGCCGCCCGTTTTGGACAACTGCTGAAATTGCTGAATCATGGCGGCCAGGGCCTTCGTTTCCTTCTGAATGTCCCCGCCGCCGAGGATCGCGCCTTTCGCCTTGGCCGCAGCTTGACTCAAGAAGGTGCCCCAACGCTCCATGCCCTGCTCGTAGATATGCAGGTTCGCCCCGAGCGATCCCACGGCCGCTTTCTGATTGGTCGTGGCGGCAGTCAAACTCTGCTGTTCGCTGGCGAGCTTCTTGACCAGTTCCAGTTGTTTCTCGTAGGCACTATTCTGTTGTTGGAGGTACTTGTCCCGGTCGGGTAAGGGCATCTCGGCCAACAGCTTCTTGGCAAGGTCGGGCGAGGCCACCGGCAACAGGACCGAGACCTCCATCGCCTTCTTGTTCAGTCCCGCCTCGATCTGGGCGCGGAATTGGTCAATCGTGTCCGGGGCGGCAAAGAGCTTCTGGACCTCCGCCTCCGAGACGCCGCCCTCCAAGGCCGTCTTGACCCGCTGCTGCAAGGCGTCGAGCTTCAACGCCTCGTCCAGACTGAGATCGGCCGTGCCCTCCATCCATTCCTTCTTGAAGGCATCCATCTTGCTCTTCAAGTCGGCCGACATCTCTGCCGTCTTCTTGGGGTCCACCGGACCTTTCTTGTCGAACAGATCAAGGTCCGTGAGGATTCCCTTCATCAAGACCTTCATCCGGTTCACGCGCTCTTGCTCTTGAGCCGCCGCTCGGGCAGCCGCCGAGGCCCGCGTGGCGCTGTTAGCCTGAAGCTCCTTTTCGGCGGCGATCTGCTTGCGGATGATGTCCTCCACCGTGTCGGCGGCACGCTTCCGCAGCCACTCGTTCTCGGTCCCCTTGGCGATCTGCTCGGCTTCCTGGGCGTAGGCTGCCGCCCGCTGGAAGATCGCCTGGGCCGTCCGCTCCTGATCCGGGGTCTCGGCCTTGGCCAAAAGGCCCGCCGCTTGCTGCGCCAATTCGAGCGCACGCCGGCCGTACATATCCGACGTGACTTCGGGCTTTTTGTAATAGTCGTCGTATTTTTGACGCTCTTCGAGCCGCCGCTTGAAGAGCAGGTCGTCCAATTTGGCCTGCGACTCGGCCTGGCGCTTCATGGAGTCTTCGGCCGCCTTGTTGGCGTCCTGCGCGGCCGCGCGCAATTGCTGCACGACCTTTTCCCGGGCCGTAATCATCGACTGCATCGTGGTCCGCGCCGACACAACCAACTCCTCGTTGGCCTTCCGCACATGGTCCACTTGGGCGTTGTACTCCCGGCGGACCTCGGCCGTGTACTGCGCCAAGCGGCGGCCGGCTTCGTCATAGACCTTCATCTCGGCGTCCAGCCGCTCCTGGGCCGCCTTCTTTTGGCTGGCCACGATCTCCGCCACGTCCTTGCGGAACTTCGCATTGGCGTTATCGAGCATCGACGCCATCTGCGCGTCCAGGAAGTCCGCAGCCCACGATGCCATCGTCAGCGGCGCAACGACATTGTTGAGGATCGCGCCCTTGAATCCGGTCATGCCCGCCAGCTTGCCACGAAGCGAGAACATCGCCATCAACCCGGCCACCGGGGCGAGCAATTCGGCCAGGCTCGTCAACGTGGTGGCGATACTCTTCAGCGCCGAGGCCAGCCCGTCCGCCCCGCCCGCCGCATCGAGCAGGTGCTTGAGGAATTTGACCAATTCCGGCCCCACTTCGGTCGCCAGCGTCGTCTTAAACCTGTTCAACTCCGCCATGTACTGCTGGGCGTCGGTGGAGGTGAACTCCTTGAATATCTCGTTGAAGTTGTCGGTGAGATTGATGTCGCTCATTGCCTTCATGGCTTCGGCGACTTTCTCCGCACCCTCGCCGGTCAAACGTGCCTCGGCGTTCAAGCCACGGATGTTGAGAAACAGCTTGGCCATCGCTGCCACGTTCTCGTCCGTGCTGCCAGCCAGCTTGAGGAAGATGCCTTGAAGTCCCTCGGCTTTGACCGCCAGTTGCGGTGTGGCGTAGCCCAGCGCGGCCAACTCCTTCTGCATCTGTTCGGACGGCTTGATAAGAGCCGACATCGCCGCCCGGAAGCCGGTCGCCGCCTCATTGACGCGCATCGAGCCGATGGTCAAGGCGACCATCGAGGAGTTGACTTCATCCAGGCTGACGCCCAACTCATTGGCAATCGGGATGATGCGGCCGATCACCGGGGTCAACTCGGCTCCACGCATCCGGCCCAACTCAACGGTCCTGAAGAACTTGGCCGCCACCGTCTCGGCCTGGTCGGACGCCATGCCGTAGGCGTTGAGAGTACCCGTCAAGAGTTGCGCGGCCTCGTTCAAGTCCATCACGCCAACCTTGGCGAGTTTGGCGGCAGCCGTCAGAATGTCCGCGCGCTCGGCCGCCGTGGTGAACTGGTCGGAGATCGTCTGGTACACCGCCTCGGCCACGTCGGGCAGCGGGAAGTTGAACTGCTTGGAGAGGTTGGCGACTTCCTTGCTCAGCCCTTGGAAGTTGCGGTCGATCCTCGGGGCGATGGTCTGGATTTCCGAGATTTGGGTGGAGAACCGTAGCGCCTGGTCCACCGCCTCCCGCAAAAGATCACGGATTTGGCTCAAGGCGCGGACGATGGCCTGGGTCATTACCACCCGCGTCAGGGTCTCCCAGGTGACGGTCCACGCCTTGGTCTTCTCACCGGCGCTCTTCGCAGCATCCCCGGCGTCCTTCCCGGCCTTTGCCCCCTTCTGTCCAGCCTCTCTCATCTGATTCCCGGCATTGGCCGCCGCGTTGCCGAGATTCGTCATGGTCTGATTGGCCTTTTGCGCTTCCTCGGCCACGCCGGGCGGCAGCCAGAGGTTCGAGGCGGGCGCAGCAGAAGCGGCAGCAGCCGGCGTTGCCGGCCCGGTGCCCATCTTCGCCATCGAGTTGGCCAGCCGCGCGGCAGCCGAGGCCATGTCCTTCATCCGCGTGAGCGCGGCTTCCGACTGGCTATTCCAGGCGTTAATCTTCGCGCCGAACGTCTGGAAGGCGGTGCCCGAGGACTGCAGCGCGGAGTCCAATCGCTGAAGCGCCTGCAAGGCGTCTTCGACGCTGAAGCCGAGTTTATTGACAATGGTTTCGTCGGCCATTGAGGCACCATGCTAGGACTTCACTTGCACCACGCGCATGTGAGGCTTGACCTTGGGAAGATCCACGTTCTCCGCAAACCGCAAAAAGGCCCTGGCACCCGCAACCTGGAAGTTGTAGGGGCCTGGCTCGATCAGACGATAGAAAAGGGTCGGGTCCGGCTCGACGTTGGCGTTGTGATACTCGTTCCAGATCAGCCACGGCAGCGTCGTGCTGTATGTGAAGGTGTACTCGCCCGTCTCCTTGTCCGCCGTCAGCTTGCCGTCGCTTTGGGCCGTCCCCATCCAGGTCCGGTCGATCCGCTCGCCGGTCGCAGTCGCCGCCGGTGCGACGGGCAGCCCGTAGCCGATCTGCTGGGCCAGCTTCACGAACGTCGCCCGCGATGCCCCGCTCCACACCGGAATCTCCGCCAAGACCGCCTCCAGCCATTCCATAAGGGCCTGGGCAATCGCGGCCTTCATGTGAGAGTCCAGGGCGTTGCGATAGGCCGCCACGTCGATGCGCGGAATGGAGAACTGGGCCTTGAACTTCATGGTCAGGAACCTTCCCCTTTCGCCGGACGGGGTGCCGCGAAGGGCGTCCTTGCCCCAGCCAGTTGAGCCTCCCGCTCGGCTTCGTCGTAACTTCGCATCTGGTCGAAGGCGACGATCAAAGCCTGGGTCTCAACACCGCACTCGTCCCAAGTCGGCTTGACGCCCGGCGGCCGGACCCCTAGCCGTTCGCACGCCCGCCAGACGGCGAACTCGGCGGTTCGGAAAGGGGCGAAGAGAATTCTTCGGGCATTGGTCCCTGACCACGCAGAAAAACCTCGCGCGCCCGTTGCAGCTTGGCGTCATCCAGGGCGTTGGCTTCCAAGACCAAGCCCAGCACGCGATTGCACTCCACCTGGGTCAACCCGGCGCTCTTCAGGTCTTCCTCCCACTTGGCCCAGGTGCGGGGGTCGCTCTCCTTGACCGTATCCCACTCGATCTCGGTGGGACCGAGGGACTTGACGACCAGATAGCCCAGCCGCTTCTTGGCCCACTCGCTGAGGACTTGCTGGTAAGTGGGATCGTTGAGGTTGGGAATCCAGCCATCCTTGGTGAACTTGCCCGGCGGCTTGGGATTCGGACACAGGGCCTCGAACTCGGCCATGTCGGGGAGGCCCTTGGCGCGGAAGATGATCTCAGTCTCGCCGCGCGGCAGGACCAAGAGCACTTCGTTGGAGAGCGATTTGGGGTCAACACCGGCAATCTTCATGTTTGTTCCCTCGCTGAAAGAAAAGAGAAAGTTGCGGTGCCGGCACCGCTGCCGGCACCGCATATCTGGTCTTCTTGAGAAAGAGGCCAGAGAAACCGGCCTCCAAGGGCCGGGGAGTCGTCACTACGCCGCCGCCTCGCGCTCGACGAGGGGTTCGGTGGCCTTGCACTTGCCCGTAATCGAGATCGTGGACTCCTTGTAGTTGATCTCGCGGGTTTCCGAGCGGAAGTCGGGGAAGGTCACGCGCTCAAGCTGAGCCGTGCCGCAAGGCGGCGTGTGCAGGACCACCACGTCCACGCAGTACGGCTCGCACAGGTCGGCCGACGCGCTCACCCACTCGGCCGCCCCGCCGATGCCCTTCAGGGCATCCATCGGGCTGACCGGCTCGCTGGTGCCCTGGGTGATGTGCTCGAAGACGGCCTCCAGCTTCACGTCCATCGGCACTTCGTCGCCTTCCTTCACCGTGTCCAAATCGCCTCGGTCCTTGAGGTATTCGTATTCGTTGTGCTCGGTGTAGGTGATGTTCCCTTCCCCGATCTTGATGTCGAGATTCTGGGGATAGAACGTCACCACCGCGCCGTCCGCGTAGGTGCCCGCCCCAAGGGCCGGCGAGAAGGTGATTTCGGTCGTCGGGCCGGCGTCAGCCGGGGTGCGGGCAGTGACGGTGTGGTACACCGGGGTCGTCTCGCCCGCAATCTTGAAACGCGCCCCTACGGGCACCTTGGTAGTGACGGCGGCGTTCAGCGCAACGGTGTCGATGTCAAAGCTGGTGTCGGTCGCCTCGGGCGGGGTGACGGGTTCGTTGACCGCCGCCGTGCCGCTCAGGCCGTCCTGAACAATGACATTGCAGTCCCTAAGCTCGATACGGGCCATTGTGTCTATCCTCTCTTGTTGCTAGGTGTCAAACAGGGGCGAACTTCCAACCAACCGGCCATTGGCCGCACCTACTGTAATGGCGCAGTCTGGAGTACAGGGTGTTGACATTGATCCTGGTCGCAAGGGCTGCATCTTTAATGCACCCGTATTCAATGCCATCAACCACGACAGAACGTGCGCGAGGGTTCTTTTCACCGGCCGTATCTGTCAGAAGCGTAAGCACAGCGGAAGTCGGCGGGCGGCCGAATGCCTTCGCTCGAATCTTCTGTCGGGTTTCATCAGAATGTCTACGACCCAACATTCCGTTACGCCGGTGTCGGAACTTTTGCAGCGTCTCCGGGCTTGGTCGCCAACCGAGGCAACCTTCACCGCCGAGCGTCAGGTTGTAGCCATGTGGTGCTCGCGTTTCGAGCATCACAATGGCCCGATACTCCATCATCTTGATCCAGTCTTCGTCGCCTTCGTACCACACTTCCCATTGCAGACTATCCGCGCCATACTTCCTGACTGCGTGGTACACCGGCTTTGATCCGTGACCGGAACGGTGTTCTCGCCAACGCTGTTCAATGTTGGTCGTAATGCCAACGTACTGCTTGCCGTTGACACGATTGGTTATCACGTAAAGAAACATGCTACGTGGCAATCTCCATCCGATAGGAGGCATCCACCATCGACTGCTTCAAGCGGTCGGTTGGGTTGACCTGGCCGAAGTGCAACACCCGGATAGCATTGTGTCGGCCTTGGATCGGCGAGAGGCAGCCGACAAGAACATGCTCGTCGTCGTCCGCCCCGCTTCCATACTTGTAAACGGCGATGGCTCCATCCATTGCCTCCTGGAATACGCCCGTCTTCTGGATGATGGCGTATTGATTCTTCTGCTCTTCGTAACGGCTCACGAACAGGACGTTCACTACGACCTCGATCTGAAAGTAGTCGCGGCTCACCTCCCTGGTGAACGGCCCTGTAATGCGGACCTCGCACCTGTCCGTGGCGCTCATAAACTCCGTGGTCCGCTCGTCCAAGCCTTCGATCAGAACGGGAAGCTGTTGGCCTTGGGCCACTTGCTTCAAGTAGGTAGCTACGGATGCGAAAACCCAGCGTGCCCAATTGGGATTGGCGGGCATGGCTACACCTCCCCGTCGGCCTGAGCGGCAAGCGTCAAGGCATTGTTGGCTTCCGTCACGGTCGCCCCGCCGCTAATCGCCTCGCCCACCAGTTCCTTGCCGTGGATGATGTAGGCCGCCTCGAACTCGTACTCCTCGAAGTTCTCGATTGAATACTTGCGGCCGTGGTAGACGAGCCAATCGCTCTCCTTCAGGACGAGGTGGGGACAGTCGCGGCGTTCGACGATGAACAGCCGCTTGCCTGCCTCGTATCCGCCGCCCGTGACCATCTGCTTGTTCGCGGAGATCAGCGAAATCGACTGCTTCACTTCGCGGCTGATCGTCTCGGGCAGGACGACGGCCCGCTGAATCCGCGTGGCCGTCTTCGTGCGGGTCGTTTCGCCGGTCTTCGTGTCCGTAGTCACCGTACCGTTCTGATAGACAACTATCGTGCCGCCGTACTGACGCTTCAGCGCGTAGAGCACGCGCCGAATCTGCTGGTTCAGTCCGAAGTTGGCAGGATACGTCATGGGCGTCACGCTCAGGCTTGTTGCGAGCATGTGGGCCGCCAAGGGCACTCGAAGCGCTCGTCCAGCACCTTTTCCAGCCGCTCCATCATCAAGGTGTTTTGGGCGATCACGTCGGCGGACCTTTCCACCAGTGGCATGAGCACGTTCCGCTGCTCGTCTTCGAGCTTCACGATCCGTGTGTTCATGCGACACTCACGGACCCAGCTTTGCCAGAGAAGAACGGCAGTCACCAGGACCAGCGGCCCGTACTGTTTCAAGAGGGCAATCGCATCGGCAAACGTGTCGGCTTGTGCAAAGAGCAGTTCCATGAGGCATCTCCGGCAAGCCCGCAGGACAGTTGATGGTAGAGGGGCCGCCCGGCCCGGTGTTCACCGGGCCGGGCGACCGAGACTCGCTACGGACAGGATTAGCCGAGCACCGGGACCAGCAGGCCGCTGTTGAGCACCGCCACACCCGCGAGGATGTCGCAGTTGACGATCAGGCCGCCCGCATTGATGTCGTACTGGGCCAAGACCCGCATGGTGATGCCGTTGTAGGCGGCGTGTCCGGCCATGACGCCCGCGCGGGTGTCCGGCAGGGCCAGCGGCCGAGTAACCAGTGCCAGGGCGTCCCGGTGGAACGCCAAGTTCATCGCACCGTAGGGGCCGGGGAACGTATCGGCACCGTTGCCCACGGCGGCCACGAGCGGCCGATCCAGGTAGACGGTGCAGGACGTGCCGCTCCCCTCGGACTCGATCACCGTGTAAGTGTGTCGCGTGCCGAGGGTCGCGCCGAAGGCGAGCAACTGGCCGACCTGCGGGGCCTTCCCCTCAGTGACGGTCAGCGTGATGCCCTCGCTGTAGCCGGCAGCATAAGCGGCAGCCGTCACGCATTTCACCCAGCGCGTGGCCGCGGCGTTGTCCTCGGTGGCGTACTTGAGGGCCTCGTTCAAGGTGAACCAGGCCGCGTTCGTCCCGGTCGCCCAGGTCGGCTGATCGTTGCCGGCCACGACCACGAACTCGCCGGCCGTGGGAGCCAACACCGACGCAATCTGCGTCGTCGCCGGGCTTCCCGCCGCATACGGCTCCGTGACCGGATCGCTGTCGGTGTCCGACCCCGACAGGACACAGTTGACGTTCTGGTCCATGTAGGTGTCGAAGCCGAGGATACGGCCGAGGATGGCGCTCTCCAGCGCCGAGCCGCCATCGCCGCGCTCGTTGGCCTTAACGAACAAGTCGGTCTTGAGCATGGCCGTCTCGCTCGTGGGGGCCATGACCAGCTTGCGGCCGTCCACGGGGGCCTTGTTGATGTTCAGCCGCTCGCGGGCATCCAGCACGTAGTCCTTGGCCGTGCTGGCGGTGAGTCCACCCAGCTTGCCCACACGGTCGGCCGGTGCGCCGAGGTAGGCGTGGACTTGGCCCAACAGGGCACGATCGACGCCAAGGGCGATGGTCTGCATCGCGGGCTGGAGGTAAATCTGGCTCAGTTCCTTGAAGGACTTGCTCCCCTCGCCGTCGCGGATCACGAAAGACGAGTAGAGCCACTGATTCAACGGCACTTGCACGTTGGTGGCCACGGCGTCCTGCTGCACCAGCGTGGTGCCGTCCTTCTTGCGGCGAATCTTGAACTCGCCGGGGCGGCGGGTGTTGACCACATCGCCGAACTTGGCGATCTGGTCCTCGAAGTCCCGGTGGACCATGTTGGCCATCACCAGGTTGGCTTCCAACATGCGCAGGCCCTCGTCCGCCCACAACTCGGGGATGAAGGCATCCAGTTGGTTTTCGTAGCAAGCCGTGAACGGCTGGCTGAGGTACAAACGGTTCATCGCTACTCTCCGAAGTTTCTCGTGTGACCTCTGCTCGCCGTGCCTCGTCACCGTGACGCGCGCCGGGTTCGAGCAGACCTTTGGTGTGCCGACCCCCGAACGGTTAGCGGCCCTTCTTGGGCAAAGGATCGAGTCCGAGCCATTCAGGGTGGTTGGCCCGAATCTCGCGAAACTGCTCCTGCGTCAGCTTGCGAATCGCCGCCGCATCCAGTTTGCCGCTTAGACCCGGCGTGAGGCCGCCGGTAGCCGTTCCCGCGCCGATTCCCGAAACCACGCCGCTGCGGAAGAGATTGCCCCAGGTATCGGGCGTGTCTTTCATCTTCTTCACGGCGTCCTCGGGCGTGTACGCCTTGGTCTCGATCTCGCCCGTCGCCGTGTTGACGGCCGGCATCTCGACCATCGGCTTATACGTGCCGGTCAACTTGCCGGTCTTGGGGTCCGTCTCCTCCAACATCTTCGTCTGCCCGCGAAGGAGGGTGACGACTTGCGAAGGACTCCACGCCTCGTGCTTGACGGCGGCATCTTGCAGCGCCCGCTGGATGGTGGAATCACGGAACAGCGTCTCGAAGTGGGTCGCCTTCCTTTCCATTTCCTGCAACTTGCCGGCGTAAGCCTCTTCGACCTGTTTCTTTTCGAGGAGAAGCTGCTCTTCCTTCGACCGCAGTTGGCCTTGCACCATCTCCAGGTTCGCTTGCAGGGCCTTCCGCTCCTGCTCGGTGAGGCTCTGGCTGGCCAGCAATTCCTGGTACTGCTTCTCGGTCTTCTTCAGCGCCTCTTCCAGCTTGCGGCGGTCGGTCGCCACAATGTTGTTCACCTGTTCCTGTGTGAACGTCTTGGCAGAGGTGGCGGCAGCGGCAGCAGCAGCAGCGACGGCAGCCTCGGCGGCGGCCTTCTCAGCGGCGGCCTTCGCGGCATCATCCTCACCCTCGAAACAAGACACCCACGGACGCGCGAGGTACAGAGAGACGGACATGCAACAACGTCCTTACACCCGGAGAGGGAATTCTTGACAGACGATCCGCGTCATTCCGGTCTTCAGCGGACTCTGACCCGGCAGTGGGCCGGTAAAAGGGAACCAGGGCACGCGCCTAGCTCAGTCGTGACAATTTCAGGGCGTCCGAGTCGCGCAGAAAAGGCTTGAGCAAGCGCCACGCGGCAGAACTCGGCACCAGGTTGATGATGTGTTCGATGGGCAGTTGCGACCGCTCGTAGCTGGTCTTCACCGCCCCGTACCCCATCGCATTGACGGCCAGATTCTCCAACTCCAATTCAGGGTCTTTGCCGTCCAAGAGGGCATAGGCGATCTCGTAGGAAGCCACGCGAATGGCCTCGGGGACCGCCGTGTCAGCCCCGCGCGGAAACTCCAACGCCTGGGTCGTCTCTGCCGCCCTGATTTGCTCTTGTGTAGCCGATGGGTTCGCCAGCAAGAGCGTATAAACGCTCGCTTTGTTGCCCTTGTGGTTCAAGGCGTCGATGATCCCTCGCGCGGCCAGGAGCGCCTTGCGCCGGTCATTCGCGGAAGCCTCGGTCCAGGCCGTCTCATGCAGCCGGTTGGCGAAGTATTCGTCGGCCTCGTCCAGCGTGCCGTAGAAGGTGGCGTCGATAGCCATAAAACGCCTCCCCTAGCAGGCGATCCACGAGTAGCCCTGATCCGCTGCGCCACCGACGATGTAGACTTTGCGCAGATCGTCCACGTAGATCGTCGGGCTCTGCTGGCCGGCGGAGAGGATGAAGCCGTCCCCGGCGTTGTCGGCCCTGTTGCCGATCGTGATGACGCTGGTGTTTGCCCCGTTGGCCCGCAGCATGACGTACTTCTTCACTGGCCAGCCGACCGCGTGTCCGCGCTCGTTGACCGTCACCGTGACCGCGTGGCCTTCTCCTTCCAGGTCCACGTCTACCGCCGTCATGGCCGCGATAAGCTGCCACCGCAACGCACCTATGAAGTCCACGGTCCACGGCCCGCCAGCATCGCCGGAAACCGCGACGTTCCCCGCGCCGACAACCGCTTCCAAGGCGGCTTGCGCGGCTGCCGCCGCAGCATCGAAGGCAATGGCGTCCGTCTCGGACTCCCCAACGCCCAGCTTGAAAGTACCGGCAGTCACGTCGGTGAGTGTCACTGTCTGCCGCGCGCTGGCCGAGCCGAGGCGCACAACGGTCGTGCCCACGGTGCCGCTGCCCGTGCGAAACTCGGCCTGCGATTCACGATCAATGTCAACCAGCATGGGCTACTCTCCTGAGAAGCGGCCTTGGCCGCGCACGCGCTGGGCCGTAGTGTCTCGTAGATCGGTACTGCGGCTGGCCGCCTTTTCCTCCTTGCCGGCGTTGGGATCGGCCGATAAGTCTGGGACGCCCCGCGCCGCCGGGTCGCTGCCGCCCTTCTCCATTCCTTGGGACTCGGCGATGCGTGTGACGCGCTCCGCGTGGTCCTTGCGGGCCTCCAAATACTCGTCGTCGTCGAAGCCCAAGGCCACGGAACTTGTCTTCTCGCCGACCAGCCCCGCCTGCGCCGCCAGGATGATCGTTTGCGGATCGCTGGTGGTGTAGTGGGCTGTGTCGATCTCACGGTTGATCGCGCTCAGGTCGTCCATGCTGATCTTGCCGCCCAAGAGTGTCTGGACGATCCCCTTGGCCAACTCCCGCTTCACCCGGCGACCGGGGACCGCGCCCATGAGCTTCTGCAATTCCTGCGCTTCCTTGATCCGGTCGGCATCCGACTTCAGACTGTACCGTTCCGGGTACTTGATCGTCGCCACTTCGCGTTTGCTCAGGTTCCGCTCTTCATAGGCGGCCCAGAACTCGGCGACCTGCCGTTCGGCGCTTTCAAGCAACAATCCGATGTACGACAACCCCGCTTCAAGGCCCTGGTTGTCCATCGCCTTCGACTCAGCCGAGACCCGCACCGCCAGACTCGACACGGCCAGGTTCACCAACTCGCGGATGTCCCGCTTGAGCCGGTCCTGCAATTCCAGGCTCGCCCGCAACGGCTCGGCCGAAGGATTGATGAAGGCCGGCGGATTCATTCCCTTGTCGTAGGTGCGGCCGTGCGTCGCGCCGACCTTGATGCTCGTATCGGCTGCCCCTTGGCCGCCGGAGGTGGATGTCCCGTCTTCCGTGGCGGCGTGCTTCAAGTGGGCACCCGTCGCCCGCATGTCCTTCTGCTCGATGTAGAAGGGGAAGTTGGACCGCAGGGCGTAGTTCACGTCGCTCGATCCGAGATTCAACAGAGCGATTTGTTGCTGGCATACGTCCCGTATCAGGCTCCCGCCAATGTCCAAGAGCACGAAGGGGATGCGGTCCAGTTCCAGTTGCATCGGGCCGCCCGGCAGCCCGGCGATGTCCACCACCTCCTTCTTGACGTTGTAGAACTGCAAGTTGACCTTGCCCGTCTCCGGGTTGATCCACATGTAGCGGTATCGCTCGACCGAGAGCGAAGGCAACATCGTGGACTGGTCGTACTGCATCACTGTGTCGCGCAGCAGGATCGCCTGGAACTCGGACGGGGCTTCCGGCTTCGAGCAGGTCCAGGAAAGGATGTCTTCGATGTCGTACTTGTACAGGTACGGCGAGGGCCGGCTGACGTTGGCCAAGGTCGCACCCGCCGGGATCAACGGATGATCGACAAACACGCCCACCCGCCCCATGACCAATAGTTCGGTCAAGACCTTCACGCCGAGAAAGGCGTTCATGGTCGAGCCGCGATGGTCCACACCCAGGTTGCTGCCGTTGACGGCGGCCTGGTAGACCTCGCTGCCACCCTTGCGAACCACATCCCTGAGGCGCTGATAAATCGCGTTGCGAATGTCGTTGATCGCCGCTTTGGCGAACGCCGGCACGGGCGTGATTGCCTTGCGGACGGCATAGTCCTCCTGATCCTCGCGGGTCGAAAACCGCTCCAAGTAGGACTCGCGGAAGTCGTCGCCGCCTTCGTAGGTCAAGCGCCACTTGCGCCAGTCCGTCATGCCGGAGAGGTAGCCCGGATGTCGGCTGTCGATCAGGCTGAGCGTTTGGCTTTCGGCCATGACAAACCTCTCGCTAAGTGACCTTGCCGACGTTTCCGCCGCTACCGCCAATCGGGGCCAGGGCCAAGCCGATGTCGGCATAGCACAGGGAATGTGCGAAGTGGTCGGCCCCCGTGTTCACGTACTCGGCGGCCAGATTGCCCGTGTCGTCTTTCTTGTAGGTGCGGACCAGGTTCTTGGCGTGTTCCCGATACTCGAACGAAATATCGCGGGGCAGAAGGATGCGGGGCGGCGTCGTCTTGAACCGCCCGAGTGTACAACTGAGCCAGTTGGTGCGGTCCACGGTGGCGAAGGGTGCCCCCGTGTCTTCCTCGCTGATGGCGATTTCCTTGGCAGTCTGCCCCCGCCGGTATCGCGTCAACCACACGTAGCCGTGAAACTTCTTGGCGAAGCGGCGGGCGTCGTTGGTGAACGGGTCGGCATCCACCACGCAGGCCAAGACCTGCCATTCCCGCATCAACTCGTCGAGATAGCCCCATTCCTCGCCGGAGAACTTGCCGAACCAGAGCAACTTACCGATGGCCGCTGCATTGATGTCCTTGCCGGGGTGCTCGTCGAACAACCAGTCCACGACCGAAATGTATCCCGTCTTCCCCTGATCCACGCCCATCGTTATCAGGCGGTCGCCGCCGATCTGCGGGCGCTTGTCGTTGATCGAGTGCGTCTTGATACATGCTTCGATCATCTCATCCGTGACTTGAGCGCCCTCACCGATGAACGGCACGCCCAATTTGCTGCAATGGAATTCCGTATTCGCCGCCTCGTCACCCAACCCGCGATGGTAGGCAATCACCAACTCGCCGGGCGTCACCGTGGACGAGTAAAGCTGATTGATGTAGAAGCCACGCGACTCCTCGGCCGAGACGTTCGGCTCCGTCACCCGCCACATGCCGCCGGCCAGAAACTCCGGCTTGGCCTCGTGTTCCAGTTTGTGCTTGCACTCCTTGCACTTGATGAACGATTCCTGGCAGCGGGGATCGTTGACAGACTCGCCGATGGTCTCCACGCAATCGGGCCAAAGCAACTCGGTCCACCGGCTGCAATGCGGACACTGAAAGTAAAAGTGCTCCTGGGTGCTCGTAAGGTACAGCTTGTGGATGCCGTACTTGGGCACGGTCGGGGTCGAGATCGCCAGGATGTGCTTCTCGATCTGGCCCGACAACCGCTCCAAGGCCAGCCACACCGCATGGGTGTCCATCTCGTCCAACTCGTCCAAGACCAACTCGGACACCGGGATGGACTTCAGGTTGCTGTCGCCGCGACTTCCGCGAATGTACAGGACGTTCGTGCCGGTCGATTTCAGCCCCACGGTGTTCGTATCGACGAACAGGTCTTTCAAGTAGGGGCTGAGCTTCAACGCTGTGGCGAAACGGGCTTTGGAAAAGTCGCTCGCGTTCAGCGCCGTCGGCAGGACGTAAAGCACGTCCCGTTTCGACTGGTCGAGCGTGAAGAAGGCCCGGTTGATCCCCGTCTCCGTCACGCCCAACTGGGCGGCCTTCATGGCGACCGTCCAGGCCGCTTTGCTGTCGTGAATCTCGCGGCACCAGGGATGTCGCGCGAAGCTGTAAGGACCGTTAAAGGGTGCCCCCATTACCCGCCGATGCTCGGCCCACCGACTGCACGACCGCAGGTTGTTGCTGCGCAATCCCTCCCCCAAGGCTAATAGCAACTCGTCCACGAAGTTCATGGAGGGACATCATTGGTTTAATTGAGGTTGCATCTCAGGTTCGCGTGGGACAGCGGCAAGTGCGGCTCGCTGGTTGCTTCGGCGTTCGGCCCGGTGCAACCTCGTGTTTCGTTCTCGGCGACGACGGGAGCCAACCGTCCGTGTCACCTTGGGTTCCGGTGTTGGCCTCGGCTCGTCCGGGCAGTTGCGACAGCGGCGGCGAGCCATTACCTGCACCCAAAACGAGTCAGGGAGACAACCACCAGGATGTCGTTGGTCCGCACCGGCGCTTTCCCGCAGACGTAGACGAGGAAGGTCGGCACCTCGGTGACGCCGTATTCCTTCGCCAAGTCGGGATGAACGTCGATGTCGATGATCTCCACGTCCACGCCCGCAGCCTGAATCTGGACCAGGGCGGGTTTTGCCCGCTGACACGGGGCGCACCAGGAAGCGGTGAAGGCCAGCACCTTGGGGCGGCGGCAACCGCCTTGGTTTTGCCGTTGCTGTGGCACTTCGCAGCCCGTGACCAGCGCGAGCAGCATCGTGGCGGTCAGGAAACTTCGACGATTCATCATTGATCTCCGGTTCTCGGATGGCTCGCGGCAAGTTGTCGGGAGCCATCGGAGAACCGGCCCGGTGAGCGTATGACCGCAGCCGGGCGCGGTGAATCAGTCGGTTACGACTTGACCGGGGACGTAGCGGGCTTCGGGGCTTCGGGAACGGGTGCCGGCGCGGCCTCAACCTCGGCGATCCGGGCCTTGATATAGGCCAGGCCCTCGGGTGTGGCGAGCTTCCTGGTCAGCACGTTCTCGTAGGTCTGTTCCAGTTCCTTGAGGATGGCATCGCTGCCGGCATCGACGATCTTGCAGACATCGTGAATCTTCTCCACCATGTCTTGCACGTCGCCCACGGCGAAGTCTTCCAGCAACGCGGGCAAGAGTCGCAGGCCGTTGTCGCGGAGGATGCCGGCCAACTTCTGGGCAGCCCGCTTCTTGGTCATCAGCTTCTCGTTGGTGCCGAAGAGCCACTTGCCGACTTCACGCCCGACGAGCACGGCCACTGCAACGGCCAGAATCCAGATCACAACGGTGGGGTTCATCTTTTCTTCTCCAGGTGTTCGAGTGTGGCCGCTCAGACGGCCGGATGGTCAGGGGACAGAGGACACGAAACGCACGCGCAACTACTTCACGCCACGCAACTTCGTCGCCAGCTTGCGGCCGTAGCCTGCCGCTAGGCCGACTAGGAAGCCGCCGTTGACGAGCAAGGCCAAGCCCCAGAGCGGCCAACCTTCGGCCGCCGGCTGCGGGTCCAGATCGGGTGCCCCGCCGTCGTCAATCGGCTGCGGCTCAGGATCGGGTTGGGGCTGCGGCTGCGGATTCGGCGTCGGGCAGGGGCCGGGTCCGGGGCAGCGCCGCTCCATGTCACGCCGCCACGGAAGAATCGGTCGGATGCCCTGGGCCGTGTGGACCGCACCGGCAATCGCGCCGTAAAGACCCTCGGCCGTCATAGGGAGATTCTTGCCGGACGCCTCGTAGACCACCGTGCCATCCGGCTTCTGGACCCGCACGGTCGGCAGGCCCTTCACGTTCGCGGCGTACCGTTCCTGATAGATCGGGGTGCCAGCCGTGACCGGGCAGAAATGGACCTTGTTCTTCAGGCCCTTGAGGCTGGCGTTCGCCTCAAACCAGCCGAGCACGCGGGTATACGCAGTGTCGTTGGCATTGCCGACCACGCTGATGTACCATTTGCCCTGATCGTTGGGCAGGTTCACGACCCGCTGTTCGGCCAGCACGCCATTGGCCGTGGCGGTGTCCGCGAAGCACGGGGCCGCCAACACAGCGAGCAACAGACAGACGCTCAAGAGGACTCGATTCATTGGTTTCCTCACAGGGTTAGTGACTCGGTGACTTACTGGGGCAGCGGGGCCGCCGGGGTGTAGATCGGCGTCACCGCCCACCCGTAACTGGCTTTCCACTCCGCGATCAGAGTCTCGCGGGGAACCCAGATAAACTTGGAGACGTTGTTGTTGTCGAGCACGGCGGCCCACTTATCGTCCAAATGGACAAGGGCGACCATGTGGGCACCGCCCATGACCGTGATGCCGCAGCCGCGCCGTGTGCGGCAGGCCCATTCCAGGAACCGCACGTCTCCATTCTCGACGTATGCGTAACGGATTCCCTCGCGGTCGAACTTGGCGGCCATGTCGTCCGGCCACTCGCCGTTGCCGTATGTCTTTCGCCAGTAGTCGGCCGTCCTGTAACGGCCTTGCCAGCGGAAGAGCGAGATCATGGAGGCATGGACGCACGAACCTTCGCGGCTGCTGCCCAGCCAGTTGCTTTGCCGCATCGCCAGCGGGACGTTGACGACCGGGCGTTCCTTTGTTACCGCACGGTTTCCGCGATTCTCGACGACTTCGCAGCCCGCAACCGAAACCAGCAGGACCAACGCGAAGAGGATTCGTTTCATTTGAGCCTCCGAGGCTTGCAGAGGATGTTGTGGCCGCGTAAGTGACGGCAGAGGCGGTTGGGATTCCAGCGACTCACGTTGTCAGTTGGATGCAGTCCCGTCACTGCATACGCAGCGGCCACCCACTCACTACAAAAGATCGAAGTCAGGCTTTGCTCACGAAACAGCGACTCGATCCACGACAGTCCCACACCCGCCGAACGAAACGCGCCCATCGCGTCGTAAGGCACGCCGATGGTGTCGATCAGAAACTCCGTCAGCCGTTCGTCCTCATTCCGGTAGAGCGGCCGATAGAGCGGATAGTGGTATGCCTTGCCGTCATAATGCCCGAGGATGAAGTCCAGGGCGTGGGCTTGCGTGCCGCAGATTGGCTTGTCGGTGATTTCACAGGGGATGTCGCCGTCCAGCGACGTGCTCTCGAAGATCAACAGGCGTCCGTCCGGGGCGTTGGCCATCACGCCAACATGGCTGAGTCCCCACAAGGGAATTCCGTAGGTGGCGATGTTGATGCCGGCGCTCAGCCAGCTTCGGCCGCTGAATCCGATGATGTCACCGGGCTTGACCCCGGCCTCGCCGGGCAGCACGAGTTTCCGCGTGAACGGGAACATCGCATCCCTCCCGGCTCAATTGGGCCATCGTGTTGACGTTGGCGGGCCGCCGCTTATCCGACGCCGATTGGGCGTCCGCCCAACAATCTTCGCAGCGATCCTCTCCGGGATACCGGACAAGTCTGCCGCAGGCGCACCAGACGAGGTTCATTCGGGATTGACTTCGGAGTTGCCGGCGCGTTGGACCAGTGCCAGGATTCGCATGGTGATGCTCTCGACGATCCGCTCGTAGTCCGTGATGCCCTCCAACTCGTCCACGATAATCTCGATCACCCGCCGAATTAGCGCGAAACTCTGCTCGCGCGAGAGCGTGGCACCGGACTTTTGTTCCAGCGAGAAATTGGATTTCTTCAACTCGGCGAGCGTCTTCAGTGACTTCTCGACTTCGGGATAGGCGGCCAGAAACTCGGCATCCGACCGATTGGCCAGACTCAGCCGCCGCTCCAACTGCCCCAAGGCGACGACCACCTCTTCCCGCAGCGTCTTGAGTGCGTCATTTTCCGCAAGCTGAGCCAGCCGCTCGCGGTCCTGGGCCTTCGTCAAGAGGTATTGCTTCAGGCGTCGAGCAGGTGCCTGATCGTGTCCCCCGTGAACCCGGCAGTAATCCGACCCCTCTTCGGCGACGTTCTGGCACTGACCATCGAGGCTCGCGCCCTTGCAGCGGCGTGGATCAGCCAGGTCGGTGACACGTTGCATTACGCACTAACTCCTCACCATACACATGACTCCCAAAACTCGGTTTTTTTCCAGGAATCTCACAATTTCCACGACGCGGCAGTGCCGATCCGTGCATCGTTTGCGATTTACAGACTGACCACACCGATGCGACGATTCATCATCTACTACCGACGCGGCCGAAACCGCTGGCGACAGTTGCAGCCAGGGGTTCACGACGATCTGTGCGCCCGGGCCGAGGTACAGCGGGCGATCCGCTATCTGCGGGACGACCCCTCCGTAGCCGGCATCGCCGTGCGGTTGGGCGACGACCTCTTCAACCTGCTGGCTGCCGAGGCGAGCGACTGCTACGAATTCACCTTCCCCGAGGGCTAAGATGCCGCGTCACTTCCACCGCGAGAGAATACCTGCCAAGATCACAGCCGCCGGCCCCAGGCCGATCCTTGAAATGACGCAACTGCCAATCTTCCGGGTCCGCTACCGCCGGCTGGAAGAGTACCTGGCTAAGGTCTACCGGATGGAGGGCTTCGACTTCCTGGTAGCTTCGGGAACGGCCCCTGGGCTGGTGCCGGAGTACGCGGTCAGTCCAACATTGCCGCTCTGCGAAGACGCCCAGCGGCGGGCCGACGCGATCCGCGCCGGGCGGCGGACCCGCGACGTGCCGCTGATCCTCAACGTGCTCTGCCTGGACGGCTTGATCCCGACAGGCAAGTACATCATCGACACCCGGCCCGAGAAGCCGCCTATCGAGCACTACAAGGCACTGCTGCGAAAGACCGGCAACCCGCTGTCGGCAGAGTGCATCACCTTCCGCGATGCGCACCGACAAGACAGAGCGTTTACACTCGTGGCCGCCGAGGTAGACACGGCCGTGTTGAACGCATTGCGGGCGCGGACAACCTGA